ATGACAATTAAAATTTGCGCATATACAATTTGTCTTAACGAGTTAGCGCATTGCGAGCGTTGGGCTAACAGTGTTAAAGATGCTGACTATATGGTAGTATTAGATACAGGAAGTACTGACGGAACTGTAGAAAAGCTTAGAAGTTTAGGTGTTAAGGTTTATGAACAATCTATAGAACCTTGGAGGTTTGATGTAGCAAGAAATTCTGCTATGGCAATGATTCCACTTGATACTGATGTATGCATAAGTATGGATATGGATGAATTTATGGCAGAAGGCTGGCGAAAGAAAATAGAGAAAGCTTGGTCAAGTAATACCACAAGATTAGCATATACTTACGTATTTGATTATGATCTAAACGGACCAAATAATGGATTCTATAGTGATAAAATTCATGCACGCCAAGGGTATGAATGGCGTCGACCAGTACATGAAACAGTTTATCCAAATAGAATTAAGGAAATTGTTGCAAGCGATTTACATATAGTAATGAATCAAATACAGGATCGTACTAAATTAACTAGGGGTAATTATCTACCCCTATTAAAGATAGCACATGACGAAAATAGAGATGATAGCCAAATTGCATTTTGGTATGGTCGAGAACTAATGAACAAAGGTGATGATACTACTAAAACTGAAGCAATAACAGTCTTACATAGATATTTAGATTTACCATCATCTAAGTGGAATGCAGAAAGAAGTGAAGCATTAATATATTTAAGTAAATTAGATATAGATCATAGCTGGGAATATCTAATGAGAGCTTCTACTACTGCATCAGACCGCAGAGAAGTATGGTTAGAAATAGTAAATTATTGTTATGCCAGACAGGATTGGATTAATTTATTGTGGGCAAGTATAAATGGTCTTAATAAAAGTAAACACCAAGGTAGTTATTTAGATAGGGAAGAAAGTTGGGGATCACAACTTCATGACTTAGGTAGTCTGGCTGCATTTCACTTAGGTTGGTTTAATAAATCAATTGAGCTTATTAATGAAGCTATAATTACTTCACCGAATGATGATAGACTAAAATCAAATTTGAATTTTTATTTGCAAAAATTCCGCAATTCAAAATAATACATAATAGGATGGATAATTGATATGAAATTAATAAAACAATCGTCGATGAGAAAAATGACCATAGACGGTAAAAATAATCCAAAGCCTGAACCGGAATTTGATTTAAATATTATTATAACTGAGGATACCCAAATGACATCTAAATTACGAATAGGTATATATGCACCAAGTCTGAATGAATCAAAACATGTACAACCATGGTACGACAGTTGTAAAAATGCAGACATACTTTGTATCGCTGATACAGGAAGTACAGACGATACTGTTGATAAGCTTAATGCATTAGGTGTAAATGTTACTAGTGTATGTATAGCACCTTTTAGATTTGATGATGCATTCAACATAGCAATGTCATTATTACCTGCAGATGTTGACATCTGCATAAGATTAGATCTCGATGAAAGGTTGCAACCAGGTTGGAGAGAAGCATTAGAGAATGTATGGAAACCAGAAACTACAAGAGTAAGATATACCTACATATGGAATTGGACTGCTGATGGTAAGCCCGGATTACAGTGGCACGGTGACAGAATACATGCGCGTAAGAATTATCGTTGGCAAGGTGCAACTCATGAGGGGCTTTGCTGTAGAACAGATAATGAAGTTCAAGTTATCTGTGAAGATATTAAAATATATCATTACGCTGATGCAAAACCAAAGAAAAATGATCTTAGCTTATTGTTAGAAGCTGTCAAAGAATACCCACACGATGCACGTATTAAAGCTTATTTGGGTAGAGAGTATATGTATCGAAATATGTATAAAGAATCAACTGATACATACAAAGAGTTCTTGGGTATGAGTTTTGACAAAGCCGAAAGACAACAAGCTATGTGCAATTTAGCTAAAACTGATCCAGATAATAAAATCTATTGGCTGAAGTTAGCTACTATAGACGTTCCTACTCATAGAGAACCATGGGTTAATTTAGCACAACATTATTATGATATTGCTGATTGGCAGAAGTGTTTAAATGCTGCTAAGAAGGCATTAGCTATAACTATAAATCCTATGGATTATACTTGCCAACAAGAAAGTTGGGCAGAGAAACCACATGATCTATTATCAATAGCAGCATGGAATCTAAAGTTATATACTGAATCATTGGTTCATGCTGAAGAAGCTATAAAATATAATCCAAATGATACAAGGCTTAAAAATAACTTAATGTTGATACGGAATTACATAGATAATGAACTTAATTAACTTGTAATTATTTGATTTCATATAGTTAGTTTATTAAAAATAATTTACCAATAAATACTTTCATGAGGTTAAGTAATTTAGACTATAAACAAAAAATTAACCTGGTTGAGTCTAAGGGTTTCTTTAAAATCTTAGATGAAACCAGACCTCTAATCTCTTGCAGTTTGAAAAATTTTAAATCTTACATAGATCATGGGCAAATAGGTCGTGCAGTAACTGAATTAGTTAAGATACCTGACGAAGAAAAGCAAAAGGCAGTTGAATTAATCAATATCAATAAGGCTAACATAATCAAATCTTTTTTATCTATGTTGTCATCTAATAGTAAATTTTTATTTGTACTTAAAAGTATCCAAAGTACCGTAAATGATTTGAAAAATTTTGGAATTGATTGGACAGAATTAGATATAATAAAAAAAAGTACAGATGCCGAAATTGTTAAAAAATCTCAAATAGATGAAGCCAACGGAGTACATCCTGGTAATCGAATAACTACCATGCAACAATTGAACTATCTAAAAAAGGTAGCCAATGCAGTTCAAATGATACCAAATCCTACCACTCAATTTCAAAGAATTGTCATTCTCAACCGTCCATATGATATGTGTGAATTAAATTACATAAATCCAGCGTTGATATTTCTAATTGAAGGTAATAAGAAATACATTATTAAAAGTATATTACAGTATATACTAAAACGAAATATAACATATTGGGCAAAAACTATAATAAATTTTATAAATCATCTTAGAAACATAGGGGTAAAATGGCCTGAATTGGACACTATTGAAAAAAGTTGTGAACATGAAATACCTAAACAAATAGATGAAGCAGGTGTCGGTAAAATAATCAAAGGTGTTAACACAACTAATGACGTTCACCCTGGTGAAATCAGACGACAATCAGCAAAGATGGGATTTAAAACCACAAATGATGGTATCCCACCTGTTGCTAGTCCAAGTGGTAAATTCAATCCAATACGACTCCAAAAAAACATGAGATAACTCTCGTTTGTTATAGCCATGTTTATCCGATTTTTATTTATATTTGCTACCTTTAGGAACAAATAGTTTTTCCAGGCGCGCCTCTCTACCATTAGCTTTTGTTCGAATATTTGTTCTGGTAGGAATGGTTAAGATTGCTTCAAAAGTATCAGGAGCAGTATATTCAGATACAAAAATAGCATATCCTTGATCATGTTTCTTAAGACACCAATCCCAAAATTCAACCGAATTAAACGCGCCTACTGCTCCATATTGTGTTGTTCCTGTATAAGGAGGATCACAATATATAACAGAATCAGCAGGATAGGAGAGATCTCGATAGTCCTCATTTTCCCATTGAACGTCGACCAGATACTGCATTTTCTTTCTTAAACTTAATACGGCACTAGCTGCATAATTTCTTTTTGATGCATTTCGCGCATATCCCCCAAACCATTTACCAGCAAAGGAACATCCAAATCCAATAAATGCTGTATTTGGATCAAATGGGTCATGAATATTTTTTACTCTTGCGTATTCTGATTCACTAACTAAAACCGGTGGTTGCCATCCATTTGACAAAGATCGCCACATTTGAATTAATGCAGAATTACTATCTGAACCTATTCGTTTTGATGCAGATATCGTGGTCATTACTGCAGCACCTCCCACAAAAGGTTCAACATAACAACCACGTTGATGCACTATAGGATTAATAACAACCGAAAGATGTTTAGCTATCCTTTGTTTTCCACCAAAATACTGCATCTGATATATTTAAATTCTGCTACGCTTGCTAGCCTTTTTAGCTTCTTCTTCTGTATTTTCAACAGCGATTGGAACCCATCGCTGTGGTACCGGTAACCCAGACCTGCGGTAATAATCCAAATATGCATCTGGATCATCTACTTGGGTCCACACTACCCATTTACCATCATACTCTCGCTTCTTAATATCATGCTTCTTAGGATCCATTTTACTACCCATTATTTACAAAGTTAAAACAAATGTAGATTGATTCTACACAACTAATTTATATAATCGCTAGATTTACTTCATTATATCCTCCGCTAATTATTAATTCTTATTCCAGAAATTTTCTGTAGGAAAAACTACCCAAGAAGGATCTTTGTTTTTATCTATATCAAAAGAGCTATAATCAACAAATTCTTTACTTGGAATATTATTAACAATCACTGCAAATTTAACGTTGTTATGCCAAACCTTATCCCATTCACCTAAGCAATTTGATTGCCAATCTTCATGTAACCACGCAATCGTAGCTCCTGTATCATTTATATCATCTACGATTAATATCTTTTTACCTTCTGACGCATCTTCACTCATCCAACAATTTGATTCACAATTGTCTGCACTATCATCGCGCAATGCAATTTTAAGGGTATGCATAGGAATATCTAAGTATTGGCTAATTAATGCAGCAGGCAATAAACCACCTCGAGTAATACCAACCACATAATCTGGTTTCCATTCATCCTTTTGCATTTGTCGCAATATATCTAATACGTGACCTTGCAATTGGTTATAATTTATGTAAATTTTATTCATGTCCAAAGCCCTCTACGAATCTTTATTAAACGTATGAGCATATTTTCATCCTCAGTATCATATTCTTCTTCAATACGTCGAAGTTCTTTCAATGCTATATCGACTTCAGCTTTTAGTTCAGGTGATTCATTTTCATTATCAAATAAATGAAACCCGACGTCACGGCGTTTATTACAGCAATCACTCCATCCGCTTGTATCCATTGGATCTGGTCGGGCAGGTCTCGTAATTTTCCACCAATTATACAATGCAAGCTTTTCTCTAGCATATTCAGCCTGACTATCACATCGGTCAAATTCTGACAATTCAGGATTGTCTAATGTCATTTCCCAAACTAAATGCGCTAATCCAGCCTCAGGATCACGAAATGCCTTAAATCTGGTTAAACCAGTACTCCACCAAGGATATTTGTGCGCCTTCTTTTTATCGGGATCAAATACTACATGCATCCATGCCGATTCAACTTCGACAAAATCAACAAGAAGATTAAACATACCATTAAGTAATCTGGTATCACAATCATAATAATTTGGCTTCAATCCAGTATTAATAATATGATATCTGTCAAATATTCTGTAGCGGATCCAATATCGAAGATCTCTATAAGGCCTCATTATAGCATCGCCTATGTCATGAAAAGTGTCCGGAACCGTTTCATTTAACCAAAATCTGAAAGGTTCTTCAACTCGGGTTTTTTCTTCCCATTGATTCCATTCTTGCCATGTTGCTGCTAAAGGTTTTGTATTTTTCAATTTTAAATTAATCATTCTACCTTACCAAAGAAATTCTTACTTATTAATTGTATTATACATTACCTAGGAAATTTGTCAACCATACTAATTCGAACATTGTAACATCTGCTTCATACAATTTGAGAAAGTAATCAGTTACATAAAGTCGGGATCGCCTTTTCTTTGCTATCCAAAATGCAGCATTATCAACATTACCACCTGCTATTATACCAGATTGATATTTAACAAATATAAAATTCAAAGTACAATTCAAACTTAACCATTCACATAATATTTGTTCTTGTTCAATTTTCCAATACTCATGAAAATAATATAATTTGTCAAATGATCCTATATGGCATATCGGAGTTACATCCATTATAAGCTCAGGATTAAATTTGGGATTGTCTTTAGTAAAAATTTTTGGCGTATGTAGTATATTAAACACTTTTCTCATATTATATTAATATAAAAATATTAGTATTAGTCAAGTGATAAGTTACAAAATCCAAGTCAATCGAAATGCTAATACATCTATCATACATAATCTAACATGTATGTTCATAGACACGTCATAATTACCTTTATAGTTAACTGTAGGAGGTCCTGCTTTTTTCCGTCTTTCCCATGTTGACTTGGGATTAATATTTCCACCAGCTGCTATTTCATAAGTAATTCTTAATACTACGAAATTTTCCGAACAATTATCACATAACCAATCATTTAACATATTCATTATTTCATCAGTTGTGTATCGAATTATAAGTTCATAATCAAATATACCAGCTTCCCAATGTATTACATTAGGAGTTCTGAAAATTTCTTCATATTCTTTAAATTTTATTAAATCATTATCCATACAATATTATTGTATGATAGATATTTAGATTAATCAACTGGTGTTAGTAATACATAATTGTCATAATCAGTAACTATTAAGTGAGTTCCGCTACTATATACAGAATAATATTGACCTAACATATTTTGTAAACGATTACTTTCAAAAAGTTTTTGATCACCTATTGTTCCGATCATTATTGGAACTTTTGACTCATCACTATCAAATGTCACTATGTTATAAGCTTGCTGATAACCATATTGCTCTAATATCAATATATTATTTTCTATACTATAACGTTCTAACAATGCGTTTTTTAAAAATTGACCAATTTTTTCAGTTATTTCTGGATTATTTTCCATTTTAGTTTCACCTGTATGAGTTTCATCTTCTTCGTCATCATCAGATATTTCAACTGAATCCGGATCTAAGTTTACTCTCTTGCGCAATTCACCGAGTGTTAAGTTATAATTTTTATCTTCTTTACTATGTAAAGGAGAAAATTGCCATTTATCTACATTAACAATATTCTTAAGTTCATCTACAATTTTCAAAAGTTTTGCCGGAAAATCTTTATTTCTATCGAGTTCTATGAACACTAAGTAATGCCCATCTTCAGTTGGTGCAGGGCTTACATCAGTATCTAAAACTTTAACCACACCTTTTTCAATAAATGCAGCTAAGTCAATAGCGGGATCATTCTCAGTGACATAAAAACCAGCAACGATTGCTTTTCTATCATCAATTTTACTTTGATACTCGTCTATGCTAATCAATGGCATAACTGTGTAATCTAAATCGTGCTCTAATAGACCTTCATTTATTTTCATGTCTGCTGTACTGCCTGATCTGGATTTGCACTAGTTTGACCTTGTGCGTCATTTACTGTATTAACGTCAACATCGTCATCATAGACATCCATTACTTCACTATCAAGATCCTGCACAAATCTACGTGGTATAAGCATAGTTATAACCCATATTTTATATTTTTTCATTTTTGGTTTTTTAGTGCCTGGTTGATAATCACTCGGGGATTTGATCTCTATTGGTCTTTCTTCAAATTTAATATCATAATTTATTTTAGTACCATGTTTAGTCAATCGTAATCCGCCGTCTGGATCTGGCATCTGATTATAAGGGAATTTAAGCATAACCTTAACCCAATAACGTTTAACAAATGGACCGCCGATTATTTCGCCATCTATCCAATTTCGAAAGGCATATAAGTTATTTGAATCTAGATAATTTTCAAAATCTATCATTATTGATAGAATATCTTCAGACGTTTCTATACGTTTTACTGCGTCTTCACTCGCATTTGGTTCATGTTTGTCAATCATATCATATTTATTTATGTTTTTATCACAACTATGTCATAGTTGTTTTACCTTTATCGGATCTAACCCAACCTGCTAATTTTTTCCGTTCGATCGTTGCAAGTCTCTTTTTGATTGTTTCGGATGATTGTGTAGATCCTTTTAGCGGAGACGGTTTTCCTTTCTTTGGTGAAGGCGCAGACATCGTTAGTCCCTTGTTCCACGGAATCATTCCTTTCCGTTTACCCTTATTGCTCAGACTTATCTTTTGTTTAGCCTCATCGGTGTGAGATATACCTTTTCTGCCTGGTTTACCCTTCTTAGAAGAAGGAGTAGACATCTTCAATCCTTTATTCCAAACTGTATAATTTTTTGGAACACCTTTGTGAGCTATACTGATTTTAGCACGGTGTTCCGCCGTTAATATTTTATTCTTTGATGATGCTCTAATTTTTTCTAATGTAACTTCTGTATGTTTATACCCTGCTACACCATCACCGCCGTCGGTTATATTTCTCAATATACCTGTACCCAAGTCTACTCTTCCGTAACATTTTATATACATTCGTTCAAACAAAAACGCACCAGTTTCTGTCAAATTATAATCAATAATTATTATTCTTTCCTGATCAATTGGAACTTTAACATTATGAGATTTATGATCCCAAGCGCGTCCACCTTTTCCTTTACCAATATAATATGGTGTCAATGTACCTTTCCTTAGATACATATAAGCATAATATCCGGGTGGAAGGTTCGTTCTACTAAATATTGTCAATGTGATTATTCCTAGATATAATAGTCGCATGATTCTGAATCATGCGACTATTTGATAAAGTTACTTATCGTAAAAATCAAGTATACTTTCGATGATTGGATGTCTTTCTACATCAGTATTGTCAAATGTATTGAAAGAGATTTTATCATTTGGATGTTTTTTTAGTCTATTGATAAAATCTAGTAAGCCGTTTTGATCATACCCTCTGTCGTGTTGTGATAAATCACCAGTTATAATCATTTTACTATTTGTACCAATTCTAGTCAACATCATTTTCATTTGACTAGGTGTAGAATTTTGAAATTCGTCACCTAATATATAACTATTATTAAATGTTCTACCTCTCATATATGCCAATGGAGCTATTTCTAGAATATTATCCTCTATTAAATATTCTACATCTTTTTTACTATAATATTCATAAAAATAATCCAATATAGGTAGGACCCATGGATGCATTTTTTCTACTAAAGAACCCGGTAAAAATCCATGTTGCTCATCAACACTAATAGCTGGTCTGGTTATGATAATTTTATCGACTGCATTAGTCTTAAGTTGCTGAATTGCATTTATAGCGCCAAGCATCGTTTTCCCTGTTCCTGCCGGACCTACCGCTAATACTATGTTAATTTCTGGATTTTGAAGCGCATCAATATATTTTTCTTGCGCTAAGTTTCTCGGAAGTAATCTTACTTTCTGCTTTACTTTTGGTTGGTATTGATCCAACATTACTACGTTATCATTTATCGAACTAAAAAAGTTACGTTCGTCTTTTGCCCTATTCATAGCTGGGCGCTGTTTTATGCGTCTGCTCAAGTGGTCCCTCCCTTCGGTTGGTCACGCAATTATTTATCGAACACTTGTGCTCTAAGAATATACGCAGATAATCAATATTGCTAAATAATTTAACATTACAAATAACGGGTTCATATAATATGGCATTAATAAATACTTCGTTTCCGACTTCTAATCAGGACAATCCTAGTAAAGGCTTTAGAGATAATTTCTTAGCTATACAGCAATCATTGAATTTTGCTAATATTCAGATCAATGAACTACAGAATTCCACGTTATCAATAGCAGGCTCAGTGATTACTCCTATTCCATTATCTCTCGGTAATAACCCATTGATATTGCAGGCACAATTTCCTGTAAGTTCAGGTAATTTCTCATTAGTATTCCCGGGCGACGGCGCAATAACATTACCATTTGGCGGAAGTGCAGAAAGACCAAATCCTGGTAGTATTGGTCAGATTCGTTATAATAGTGATTTACAATATATAGAATATTTTAGTGGTGCTACTAATAGTTGGTATCCAATAGGACCAACAGGTCCAACCGGAGCATCAGGTAATATAACTGGGCCTACTGGTCCAGGATATGGACCAACAGGATCTACTGGACCTACTGGTCCTCTTGGATTTCAAGGTATGCAAGGTCAGATGGGGTTGCCAGGTGTGCCGGGATCTAATGGCCCCATAGGTGTTACTGGTCCGACAGGTATTATTGGATCAACAGGGGCAGCTGGCCAATCAGTTGTTATTGTTGGTTCAGTAGCAACTTATATAGATCTTCCGGGTTATCCAAGTTCATATGGCGGAGCAACTGGCAATGGCTATATAGCATTAGATACTGGTGACTTATGGGTATGGACTGGTTCAATTTGGACTAATGTGGGAGCAATATTAGGACCAACTGGTGCAGCTAGTACAATTACAGGTCCGACAGGATCAATTGGTGCAACCGGAAATGTTGGTGTAACAGGTTCAACTGGTCAAACAGGCCCGTCAGGAATCAATGGTATAATTGGTCCAACAGGGTTTACCGGATCTACTGGTCCAACTGGTGTGCCAGGATCTGCAACAAATACTGGAGCTACTGGATATACAGGTCCAACTGGAGCAACTAGTACAGTTGTTGGCCCAACTGGTTATACAGGATATACAGGTCCAACTGGACTTCAAGGCTTAACCGGTGCTACTGGATCTACTGGATCTACTGGTCCAACTGGTCCAACAGGTATATTAGGTAATCCGGGTCCAACAGGATATACAGGTATTACAGGGGCCGAAGGTTTAGTTGGTCCAACTGGACTTCAAGGCTTAACCGGTGCTACTGGATCTACTGGATCTACTGGTCCAACTGGTCCAACAGGTATATTAGGTAATCCGGGTCCAACAGGATATACAGGTCCATCTGGATTAGTTGGCCCAACAGGAGTAGCAGGTAGCGCTACAAATACAGGTGCAACCGGACCTACTGGCACAGGTGCCGGACCTACAGGACCAAGTGGATCATCTACATACTATAATGTGATAGATTTTGGAGCATCAATAGAACAAGAAGACAATGGACCATTTATACAGTCATGTATTAATTATGTTTCTAGTATAGGTGGTGGTGTTATTTGGATTCCAGCTGGCCGTTATATACTTCTTAGCCAGCTATTTGTATATAGGGGTTGTAAGTTATTAGGGGCTGGTGTAGTTACAAACCTATGGTATAATCCAGGACTTATTATTAGTGGTACTATATTACAAATCGGATGGGGGGCAGGATCTGGATATTCTGGTAACGTAAATTATGCGGCTATCCGACTTGATTGTGGTGCAACTGTTCGTGATATAGGCTTTGATTATCCTACACAAATTAGTACAAATTCAGGACCTATAGAATATGGATCTACTATACAATTTTGTGCAGGTGCAGGTGAAAACCTTAACCAATCAGTAATTGACTGTTTCTTCTTTAAGAGTTACGTTGCAATTGATGCTAGAGGGTCAGTTCTTACTCTTAATATAGCAGAAGCAACAATAACTGGCAATCGAGGTGCGCCACTTGCCATTGGTATCGCAATAGATAATGTAATAGATTGGTGTGTTATTAAAGACAATCATTTTAATGCACAACAAATTAATACAACTAGTATATCTGATTCATTAATTGAATGGGTAGCTAACAGTGGACAGGCTTTTTATACTGGCAATTCATCATATGTTACATTTGACAGCTTACAAGCATTAGGATATTCGTCTGGCGTTACTATCAATAACACTTATTTTAATATCGGTTCCGGACCGTATACTGTAATAAATTGTCAATTTAATGCATGCGAAACAGGCATATTGTTAGAAGGAATAATATATCAACCTATATTGATAAGTAACAATAGATTTACTTGTTATAATACAGCAACTTCCTTACCGGGTATTGCAGTAACTAATTTAGCAAATTCAACTATCTCAGCGTTACAATTTGTTAATAATATATTAAATGGTCAAATGTATAGCGGTGTATCTTTTACTCAAACTTATCAAACCCTTAATAATATCATTATAGTTGGTAACCAGTCAAATATGGCAAATGGAAGTACTGTAGGTGTAACAATTTCAACGGGAAACAATATCCTTATTACAAACAACATATGGAAAAATTTCAACAATGCATTATCGGTACCAGATGGCTCATATACAGCATTTAACCTTTCATAAAATATCAAGCTTAGCTTGATATTTTGTAGCAGATGTGTTATCATTTATTATAATTAGGAGAAATTATAATGGAAAAGAAAACATTCGTTTACTGTACATTTCAGAAAGAAGCATATCATTTATTTCCTGGAGCGGATAAAAATCCATTATTTGCTACTGGTGACGAATATGATGTATCACATCTTGCATCACGCCATATGCATTATTTTAATTTTAAAGTTTGGGTTCAGGTAATGCATCAAAATCGTCAAATCGAATTTATACAGTTACGACGTTGGATTGAAAATCTATATTTAAATAAATCTTTAGAACTTAACCATCAAAGTTGTGAGATGATAAGTGATGCATTATATGAAAAACTTATACAAAAATATCCTGATATGCAAATTAGAATAGATATCAGTGAAGAAGGAATTAACGGTTCTTATACCGAATATCTACCATAAGTCCTTTTATTAAAAGACAATCATTCATATATATTATGTTTATATATAGGTTAATCCAATGAACAATAAAATTTATATTATTCCAATTGAAAAAATAACAACAAGGTATTCTTGCGAGTGGTATGATCATATACCAAAATTATTAGATGCTCAAGGCCAGGAAGTAGTAATAATAGAAGGAGATGATGTTCCACCTAATCCTACTCCGGGTGCATTCTTAGATTTTGGTGCAACTAATATATTTAAATCAAGTCAGCTAATGACTATAGCACAATTATTCCGTGACAATAAAATAAATCCAGGTGATAAGTTTCTCTATACTGACGCGTGGAATCCCACCGTAATACAAATTAAATATATAAGCAGCTTATTAAATATCCCAATTGAGATACACGGGATGTGGCACGCTGGTCATTATGATAAATTTGATTTTTTGGGTAGATTAATTGGAAACCAATCATGGATTCAATATGCCGAGCAAAGTATGTTTCATTGTTACGATTACAATTGGTTCGCTACCAGGTTTCATATGGGATTGTTTGCCAGAGAAATATTAGATGTTAGAAATGTATTTTCTAAAGATACTACATCGGCAGCTATGCATGCGTATAAGAACATCAATCTAACTGGTTGGCCAATGGAATATTTAAATAATACACTTGAACCATATTCTAAATTTACAAAAAAGAAACAAATAGTATTTCCTCATAGAATAGCTCCAGAGAAACAATTAGATATATTTAAAGATTTAGAATCAGCAATGCCTGAATATAATTGGATTGTTTGCCAAGAAAAAATATTAACTAAGGATGAATATCATAGTATCCTTGGTGAGAGTACGATTGTATTTTCAGCAAGTTTGCAAGAAACATTAGGAATATCACAATGTGCAGAAGGACCATTATGCGGGGCTATACCATTATCTCCAAATAGATTAAGTTATACTGAAATATTCGAAAATTATAATGAATTTTTATATCCATCTGAATGGACATTAGATTTTAATTATTACTTAGAGAATAAAACTAAATTAATCAATAAAATACAACATTTAATGTTGAATTCGGATTATTTGTGTAATACGACGCTGCGTGACTATGTAGACAATCAAATACCAAAATATTTTACTGCAAATAATTTGGTAAATGCATTAGTCAAGTAATATATGCTTGACAAAAATCTATAGTAAGGTCATAATTTATTATGACTGATAACTTTAAAAGATTTGAATTCAATACTGAGCATTTAAATTTAAATCCAAATGCACATAATTTAGCTGCTAGACAAAAAGATTATGCTGTATTTTTGCCTAGCATTAGTATGATCTATGCAAAAATTGTTAGCATGGTAGAATACAATATGCGTGAAAAAATGCCAATGGGGTTACCAAATGGACTCAGAGATTTAGATTTTTTTGATCAAAAGAACAGTTTATTTTATTATCCGGCAGCATTGTATTCAGCCGGACACGCTATATTAGATCTGAATGATACCTGGACCCAAGAGCGTATGGTTCAGCAACGTGATAAGAAAAATACCGTGTTAGTTGGAGATAGCGGTGGGTTTCAAGCAGCAACCGGTGTGCTAAAATATCCGTGGTACCCTAAGCCAACTCAATCAATTGAAGAGCATGCACGCGACAAAGATGACATTCGTCTTAAGATATTGCGTTGGTTAGAGTTTACGTCAGACTACAGTATGCTATTAGATTGGCCAACCTACGCATTAGTTAAGTATGGGTTAGATCCAGTAACAGGTATTAGTTTACATCCAAGCTTAAAGAGTTTTGCTGATTGTCTAAATGGAAGTTTAGACAATCATCAATTCTTTATTAAGAATCGTAAAGAAGGTGCAACTAAGTTCCTTAACGTATTACAAGGACGTAATATGGAAGAAGGTGATATCTGGTGGGAAGCTGTTAAGGATTTGCCATTTGAAAGTTGGTCATTCTCAAACGTACAAGCATCTAATTTTACAATTAACCTTCGCAGGTTAATTATTATGCGTGATAACAATTACTTAGCCAATAGAGAATGGCTGCATTATCTCGGTAATGGTAAAATTAAAGCAGGTTGCGCATTAACAACATTGCAGCGTTCATTAAGAAAATATGTCGATCCTGAACTTACTATAAGTTTTGACGCAGCTAGTCCATTTGTTATGACAGCAAAAGGACAAATGTATTATGGTCATGAGCATAGTTCTCTTAATATGGGTTTTAAAGGTGGGCCTATAGTTGATAAGAAGGAACTCAAAGATAGTACGTTACTATTAAATGATTGGATCGCACAAAACTTACCTAAGAAATGTGATCCGGTGCGTAGTAGAATTGGCGATAGAATTACCGTTGGTGATATATGTGTAAGAGATGAAAATGATTTAACATATAAGAAAATTGCGTGGACTAAAAAGGAATTGACCACAAATCAATATAAGAATAGTCCAGAGAGTAAAGTCAATGATATGTTTAGGTGGACCAAAGCATATAAGGAATACTTAGTACACAGTCACGACAATGGTGGATTATTTGATTTTGGTAGCAACAAATTTACAGAAGAACGAGAAAAATATCAGGTTAAGTGGCCGAGTAGTATGGATGGATTTAGCTATCTATTAGCTATGAATCACAATACAGAATTACATATCAATGCTATCCAAGCAGCAAATTTGCTTCAGGATTTACCTGTTAGTGAATCTAAGCAACATATAACCCCTGACTTGTTAGAGTTTAGAGATTTGTGTCCTGAGATTTTCAAAAGTGAAAATCCAATGGATTTGATTATGAAACATGAGAAGATGCTCCAAAAAATAACTGGAATGGATGCAGACAACGAAGTTAGTTTAGATATAGAGGGAATGTAATGAAAAGAGATTATGCAAGTGGTATAAAAGATGATGTAATGTGGTTTACTGGAACTGAAGTAGAGCGCACCCCTGCATTTGATATGAAAACGTTATTTGTAGTTGGTGTCCAAGATATTGTACCAATAACCAGGTTGGCTAGCAAGCATTATTGCAAGCATATATTTTGTGGTGCTAATCACAGTTTCAATTCTACTGTAGAAATGTTAAGATTAAATTGTGATTTATTTACAATGGCACATCGTTGGGATACAATGATTTGTGAGTTATTAGAATGTGAATATCTGGTAACATTAGATTTTGATGTAGCTGATATAAAAGTTGTGTTAGAAATGACATGTAATGAGCATAATAATTTCATACCTCAAGTTAGTGTAAAGATGCCGTACGTAAAACAATTAAATTATAATGCTATGGTGAAAATTGACGACACTGACTTTAAAGCGTCTAACCCAGGTGTATGGTGTCATAGAGCCCACGATTTATTAGATCCAGCTAAGTTTACACCTTGGCGGGATTACGGAAAGGACAATCCAATATGACAATATTTGAAGATGACTTCATTAAACAATATAGAGAAAAGATAGAACAAATAAAATGTGATAGACGAACGATCAGTGAATTGGAAAAAGAAATATATACTTTACAAGAGAAGGTGAATACAGCTGAACAAGAACGCAATGTTATGCGAAGAATGATCACCAGAATGGTCGATGAAGGCATTGATTCAGTTGATTCAAGATTACAGGGTGATCAGCCGTGGAACTCAAATCTTTGGTATGAAGAACCTCCTGCGGTTGGGCAAGGTACAACCGCAGGAATGTTGGGGCAATCTGGTGTAATGATTCCTACAATAAATATTCCACTTATTAGTGATATATATCCAACAACTGTGTTACAGTCTATGCCAACAGTATGGTCAGCAATTACAAAATATATAGGTATATAATAAACTATGCAGTATAATCTAAATACTATTAGCAATCCATCCGCTAGGCTTATGAATATGCCAAATCATCGGAGACAATTATGGAAATTTCAAAGAAAATCAAATCTAGACTTTTAGAAAATAATGCCAGATTCTATAGTAATGACAATATTTCTGATTTTATTAAAAAAGGTGAATTACATTTATTAATAGATGAAATCGCTGATAAGTTCCAATCTGTATTAGATAGTTTGGTTATAGATACAGAAAATGATCCAAATGCACATGATACATCTAAAAGATTAGCAAAAATGTACATTAATGAATTAATGCAAGGTAGATATTACCCAATGCCTGACGCAACGTCGTTTCCTAATGATTCAGCCGATAGATATCACGGAATGTTAGTAGTTAGGAGTGAAATTAAAAGTTTATGTAGCCATCATCATCAACCTGTTCATGGAGTAGCATATATTGGAATTATCGCAGCCGAGCGATTAATCGGATTAAGCAAATACACAAGAATCGCACAATGGTGTTCTAGAAGAGGAACCCTCCAAGAAGAACTATGCAATACAATTGCCAATGAAATAATAAAAGTAACAGGAAGCAAAAACGTAGCAGTTCATATAGGTGCTCAACATGAATGTTGTACAAATAGAGGAATTATGGTTACAAGTTCATTAACACAAACCACTGTGTTATATGGAGCATTTAACGATGATGCAGCCACTAAGAAAGAATTTTTTGATAATATAACATTACAACGACAAGCTTGTACAGGTGTATATTAAGAGTATGTAGTATGGTCGATTCGCAATATTCAACAATAATAATTGATACAGCTATGATGGAATTTAATCCAATCACGTTTAATTACGAGTTGAAGTTTTCGGGCATATTACAAATAGATTCATTTTGTAGCCAAATGGGAAACCCACTAAATGATATAGATGAAGATACAGCATTAATATTAGTAAGAGAATTAATTACACAAGTTAAAATTTTAAGTTCTTTAACAAGCGAAGGAGTATACAAATGAAATTTTTTGATAAATGGGTTGCAAGACAATGTCTCAAAGCATGGAATAATGCAAAAACTGAGGCTGATGATTATGAAAAAGTACCAGAGTCTGTCAATGGTATATCTAAGCGTAGGGCCAGAGTAACTAAACCAACCAAAAACGAATCTGAATCAATAGACGACCTGTCTTGTTATACATTCAAAATGCAACCAGCTGAAGGCGGCACAATTGTTCAAATTATACATTACATTGAGCAGAACAATCAAGCCGGCGCTTGGATCAAGGACTTATATATTATACCCGAAACGAAAGACCTTGGTGAGGAATTAATGAGTATTTTAGTACAATATAAACTAAAACATCAATAACAAGTAGGTTATATAAATGGGTAAAGCTACTGGTAAAGATGCTGTAATTATTCCTTGGAAAACTATATTAGGAAAATCTTCCTGGCACACTTCATATATAGATTATGTTGAAGGATCTGATCAGCAAGAAGTAAGACGTTATATTTTTATACCATATGAAGAAAATGGATTAGGGATAGGTATGTGTATGACTAATGCTTATAATTTAGCCTTATTATTATTTAAAACAGAGAAATGGAAAGGGTTTGAGGTTCTACTTAAAGTAGGTAAAGACATAGGACAAGAAATAGATTGCTTGTATATAGAACTTTTACCAATTAGGGATACACCAAAAATAAATGTAAACAATGTTCAACTTTTACCAGAGGCTGAAAGCGCTAATATCACCGCAATCACCGCAATTGCCACAGTTAACGAATGATGAAGAATTTGAAGAGATAGAGGTTGATGATTCTATAATTATCGGAGCTAAACTATTTAGCATGTCATTTTCAAATAATACTATTATACGTTCACCAACCACTATTGCATCAAGCGCGCAAAGTACTACTATTGCTAATACGGGAACTATATCAGGGATGTCGATAATGTCGCACGGGGCAGGATATAGTCTGCCACCATCTGTAACTATTGGTCCCAGTCTGGGTCCCAGTATATTTAAGCCAAATGTATTTGGTATGATTACTGGTCAAACAGGCTACATTGGTTCAACTTCTAAAACTGCTCCTCCAAATTACCAGACCATTGTCAATGGTGACTTTATATTAGTTGGTCAAGATGGTACTAAAATTAATTTAGGTGATGCATTACGGGCATTAATAGAACAGACAAAAACCATAATTCCTGATTACAAATTAATAGATAAATATCCGTCATTAGCTGATGCTTGGGAAGAATATAAATCAGAATTACACAAAAATATAAGTTCACCTGAGTTGCAATCTATGTTAGAAAACTATAAAATGATAGCATCAATAGTAAAGGCTAGTGATGTAGGAGAAAATTAATGAGTATACAACACGATACATATGGCATGTTAAATAATTACATAAACGTAAATACAGGTATAGGTAATCAATATGTAGGTGCAACGCAAGTTGGGTGTAATGGAGAATCATATGTATTTGATGGTACATATTGGCAACCATTAACAAACATGAACTGCAATCAAACAGCACACACTAATTACACCACTGGATATAATCCATTCGAAACTATTAATACTATGAATTCAATTTATGGGAATGATCTCAATGTAACTAATAAAGATGGTAAGACAATTAGCGTCGCAATTACATTACAACGTATTATGGATCTATTAGGAATAATAGAACCTAACCATGTATTAATGGATAAGTATCCATCAGTTAAAGAGGCTTACAATGAATATGAAGAAACTATTACTAAAGAGTTTGCTAAGATTCGAGAAGTTGCAAGAAGTTATGAATTAATAGTAAAGTTAGTTAGTATAGATCATAATAATGATGATGCAAATGATACCCAAGCAGGATATTAACGTAATATAATGAAAAATGATGATAGCAAGACTATATTTAAAAGATTAGCCGGAAGTTTAGATAATCGAGTTAAAATATACGATTCACCATACCACGAATTTTATATAACTAATCCTGTATCAAACCATCCAGGAAATGAACAGTTATGGTTTAGTGTACGCAACGAAGCAGCAACTAATCTACAGTTGCGAGAAATGTTAGAGCAAGCTATCACGTTTTATAAATTAAGTAAGGAAGACTAATATGACTGATCAATATCAAGCGTCGGGAGTTAACACTGATGAAGCAGAGCTTGGACTGAAAAATATTACCTCCAGGATAGAGAATACTTGGACCAGATCCGGGATCGGCGAAGTTAAACTTGATATTGGTTATTTTGCTAATGTTGTGAATATAGGTGGTAGAGGTATCGCTATAACAACGGATGGAGTTGGATCAAAGTCAATAATTGCATCAATGCTAGGAAAATACGATACAATAGGCATAGATTGCGTAGCAATGAATGTAAATGATTTGATATGCGTAGGTGCAACGCCAGTGTCGATGGTTGACTACATTGCAGTTGAACAAGTCAATGCAGATATACTAGATCAAATATCAATCGGATTATGTGAAGGTGCTAGGCAATCTAACATATCAATATCAGGTGGTGAGACTTCACAATTACCTGATATTATAAATGGATTTGATTTGTCGGGAACCGCAGTAGGTTATGTTAATTTGAAAAAAATACTTGTAGGTAAAAATATTAACGAAGGTGATATTGTTATTGGTATAGAAAGTAATGGTATACACAGCAATGGATTATCTCTTGCAAGACATGCATTATTTAATAAAGTCACAATTGATCATAAATTTGACGAACTCAATGACAGTTTAGGTGAAGAACTTCTTAGGCCAACTCACATATATGTTAAAGAAGCACTAAGTCTACTGAAGCGTGTGAAATCAATAAAGTCATTTGCCCATATAACAAGTGACGGATTATTGAATTTAACAAGAGTAAAGTCAAATGTAGGATTCATCCTTGACAATTTGCCAATTATTCCTGCTATTTTTTCGATTATCCAAGGTTTAGGTAATGTAGAATATTCTGAAATGTTTTCTGTATTCAATATGGGTATTGGATTTTGTGTAGTAGTTGATCCTTCAGACGTAAATAAAACCATAGAAGTAATTCAATATTTTGGAAAACGTGCATATGAAATCGGGTATGCGATCAATGATTTAGATAAAATTGTGACAATTCCTAAGTATAATTTAATAAGCAGAGGCAAGCATTTCGCTTACGGATAATGACTATATTATCCTCGAAGTTGACAAAATGCAAATGTTATTAAATAATTATATTAACAAGGTAATGTAAATGCAAAAAATTAAAGTAAGTGAATTATTTATTTCGGTTCAAGGTGAAGGACAATATGTTGGTGTTCCGAGTATATTTCTTCGAACATTTGGTTGCAATTTTACTTGTGGCGGATTTGGTATGCCAAAAGGTCAATTAAGTATCGAACGCGATACAGTTGCTAAAAATATAGATTTTAATATAACTTATAAAAATCTCCCTCTGGTTAGTACCGGATGCGATAGCTATGCTAGTTGGGACCCAAGATTTAGGCATCTATCACCTATGTTAACAATAGATGCCATAGTTGATGAAATTGAACGACTTCTTCCGAACAATAAATTTGATCAAAATAAACATCTGATTATTACTGGCGGAGAACCATTACTGGGTTGGCAAAAATCATTCCCTGAGTTATTACAAACTATATATGACCGTAGTTTAGGATTAACACATCTTACATTTGAAACAAATGGTACGCAAATACTTCAAGAATCTTTATTCACATATTTAAACGAACGTGCAAAGAATGCAGGTTTAGAAGTTACATTTAGTATATCATCTAAATTACCATGTTCCGGAGAACCATGGGAAAGTGCTATAAAGCCAGCAATAGTTAAAAAATATTTAGACGTTTATAATAATAGAAGTTATTTTAAATTTGTAGTTTCTAATCAAGAAGATGTTGATGATGCACATAGAGCTATAAAAGAATATAATACATTTAATATCAATATTCCAGTATATTTAATGCCTGTAGGTGGCGTAAATAGTGTATATGAATTAAATGAGAAACAAGTTGCAAATTATTGCAGAGATAATGGGTTAAGATTCTCACCAAGAATTCAGGTACCATTATACAAAAATGCATGGGGAACATAAATGAGTAAATTAAGCAACGTTGTACCATTTTCATGGTTACCAGGATCATGGGGACTTAGTGGTAAAACTAGAAAGATAGCAGCGGCAGAATATTATCATACTGGTTGGTATCTAGAACAAGCATTAGCTAAAATAGAGCATGAGAATGATCCAGATGGATTAGATCTAGCGATGGTGGCTATAAATGTAAAATATAACTTTATAATACCATATGATGCTGAAATCAAAACAGCAGAATTAACTCACAAGATAAGTAAAAATGCTGATGAAAATGCGTTATCATTGGCTAAGCTTGGCATTGATTTAAAGTATGAACACATTTCACAGCAAGATTATGATCGCAAGTCGGCAGATTTACTAGGTAAACCATTTATGGCAATGCCTAAGATTAGTTGGGATCCAGCTGATCCAAAGAAAACTTACTTTGAACTTGATTACAATGAATATTTTGTAACTTATTTAGAACAAAATGGATATATAGGTAACGAAGAAACTATTATAAATCAATGGTTGAATGATATTTGCAACAGTATACTTGACGAAATGGTTTCTAATGAACCAGAATTTGTCAGAACCGTTCGTTCTGTAAGACGTGATGACGGAAAAACTGAGCACAGTTAATATCATTTAAGTAAATACATAGTGGCACATGAATTAAAATTACATAATATCATTAGAAATGCAAATTGGTCAACGTATAAAACTACTCAGGCAGCATATGGCCTTGTCCCTTTTATTCTTAGTCTAGGGGATAATATAAAATGTATCGAAGTAGGTGTAAATCTAGGAATCAATAGCTGTATGTTATTAGATATGTGTCCTAATATTAAAGAACTAATAGGTGTTGACCATTATAGAGCATATCAAGATTGGCAAAGTTATATAGATCAAGCAGTACAGGATGTAGCCTGGAGTATTTTTGTTGAGAACGCTAAAGTCTTAGGTCCTAAGTTTACACTGATAAAAGAAAAAAGTGTTGATGCAGCAAAAGTACTGTTGGATAACTCATTTGATTTTATTTTTCTTGACGCTGATCATAGTATGAAAGCTATTTTACAAGATTTAGATAGCTATTGGCCAAAATTAAAGTCTGGCGGAATTATAGCAGGGCATGATGGCAATTTGTTTAGTGTTAATTTTGCTGTTTTAAGTTGGTCCAGAAATAAGGGTATTGATCCTTCAGAAATACTAACAGTAAATAACAATTCTTGGTATTGGATAAAAGCTTAATCGTCCTATTGACAGTCAATAATATGATTATTATACTATATAATCTAAAGGAAATATCATGACTAATTATATTATTATTGATACTCAAAATTTATTTATGAGAATTCGTTTCGGAGTTAGAGCCCCTGACTTAGACAGTCAAATTGGATTAGCATTACATATCATTTTAACAAGTATCAAAAAAGTTTGGACTGATTTTGATGGTGGCCATTGTGTGTTCTGCCTAGAAGGACGTAGTTGGCGAAAAGATATATATGTACCATACAAAGCTAATCGCAAGGTTACAGCTTCTAAGCGAACTGTAAGGGAAGTAGAAGAAGATACAACGTTCTTTGAAATAATGGACGAATTTGTAACTTTTATTAGAACCAAAACTAACTGTACCGTTCTGCATCACCCGAATGCAGAAGCTGACGATATGATCGCGCGTTGGATACAATTGCATCCAGATGACAGACATGTTGTAATCAGCAGTGACAGCGATTTTCAACAGTTAATCGCAGAAAACACTATAATTTACAATGGCATAGTAGGACTACTTTATACACATAATGGAATTTATGATAAGGATGGCTTGATAGCAAAAAATAAAAGTGGCCAAGATATGGCCATTCCGGATCCACAATGGATATTATTTGAAAAGTGTTTGCGCGGTGATCCGGGTGATAACGTAATGAGCGCATATCCTGGTGTACGAGTTAAAAAGATACAAGAAGCTTTCAACAATAGGCAAGATAAAGGCTACGCATGGAATAACATCATGTTAAGCAAATGGATGGATCACGAAGGTAATGAACATCGTGTTAAGGATGATTACGAACGCAATAGAATGTTGATTGATCTTACCCAACAACCTGCAGATTTAATTGAAAAGTGGTCGATTGAAATAATTAATAGTGTTCAAAAACCTATGATAAAACAAGTTGGAATCGCATTAATGCGATTCTGTAATCAACATGGATTAATTAAAATTGAAAAAAATACGGGTGAATATAGTCCGTGCTTAAGTGCATCATATCAAGGTTATTTATTAGACGTAATTGATGATCTTAATTAATATTCAAAATTGAGATATTAAAATTTTAGCTTCTTTCTTTTTAGCTTCTCGTTCTTTTGCTTTAATACTTAATTTAATACTTCTATTTTTCTTCTGTTCATCTGACATATTTTTCTCACGATTACTAGACATTTTACTCCAAATTGACATGCTGATTGCTCCCTAAAAGCGTTAGAGTAGTTGGGGATTACAGTCCCGTGAACTACATTTTTATTTATCAATTGACATAAACTACTTATAATATATAATTGTATATCAAGGTTATCTGCTTGGTGAGGATAATGACTAATTGGGATTTCAAAGGCGTTTATGATATCATTAAGAATAAAAGAAATCCTGAATTTTGGCATACTACTAATAGTAGTCACCCGGGAATTGGATGGAATATTAAAACCGTAATACCAAAGAACGAATTTGCAACCAATGACATCAAATGTATAATACATGATTGGGAAGATTTATGTGTTATACATTCAACATTGGTAACCTGGTGTGATGCGGCATTTGACTGGGATGGTAATAAATTAAATGAATGGCAAACAATATGGATTAGAGCTGGATATGATGTTATTCTAGAAGATGTTCAAGGTGAAGGTATACATAGATTTAAAATTGTAAATTATATACCAGGTCAAGAACCAATACTAGCATCTATTGTTGATAATCTAAAACTGCAATTAGGTAGAACAATGGACAAGATGGAAGAGGAAGAATATACAAATCTATTAGAAATAATAGAGGTATTAGTCCAGTCGAATGAATATGATGTTCAAGAAAAGAGAAAGAATATAAAGGTGATAGACAATGATGGAATTTAAACTAAAGCCAGTTACTGATACAAGTTGGATTTTGCATCAGAATGGGGTCAGGTTAGCTATGATTATTGCTAACAATAAAGGTTACAATGCTATTGGAAAGTTAACGACTAAACATTTTGAAAATTTAGCAGATATGTGCAATATTCTTGGTGGAAAAGTTATATTTGAAGAATCAGAAGCACAAGCTGAAAAAGAAGTTGGTAATGTTCATGGGTTTCCTATCAAACATAATACCTCACACGATCTTGCATTAGATAGGTATCCCAGTTATGCTAAGACTAAATGTAGCAATAATAGATTCGCAGCAGGATATTACAGCATATTGTTCAGCCATGGATGGGTTCAGAGTTATTGTCCAAAAATTAGCACATTAGACGATAATGAATGGATAGGTCCATTCTATACAAAACTTGAAATGCTAAGTGCTATTTCAGCTAAGAAGAAAGAAATAAAAATATGAATCAACATAATAATAATATCGATTCATTGAATCAATTTTTAGACAAGTTTCAAACGGCTAAGAATTACAATACTAAAGAACTACGTTTAACTATTAATGATGCTGAACAATTAAGTCTTGGTATATCAAGAATATTAGTTAGACAAACAAGCTTAGCTGATAAGGTTATTGATTTACAATCTCAAATAATAGAACTACAAACGCAAATATCAGCCAACATTACTTTAGAGGTTTCACAAGATGGTGGTAAATTCTAATTGGATCTGTAAGCCTGTTACAGATATCAGATTTAAAACTGTAGTAGAAGAAATTGGTAAGTTTAATATGACATTGGGCCCATGGATTGCAGGCGGTTCCATTAGAAAATTATGGCAAGATATCGAATGGCGTCATGAGGACATTGACATATTTTTCAGAAATAATCATCAATTTAATGTATTTGTAGACAATGCAAATACAAAGAAATCAATCATCGATGTGTTTTGCGATATTAATGATATACATATACGACCGGATCCAAGAACCAGTAAGTGTCATTTTAGTGTCCAGCATGATACCGCCAATGCAAAAACATATTCAGTGTCAATTGACGGTATGAATGGAAATAATACATTCAAAGTACAAGCTATACGTAAATTCTTTCCTGAATCAGCCGTTGCATTAATTAATGATTTTGATTGGAATGTATGTCAATTTGTAAGTGATGGTAAGCATATGTGGGCAAGTCCCGAAGCCGTGGACGGAATTGCTACTAATTGTATAGTTCTATCAAAGACCTCTACGCGAAGTATTAAATCATTACGTCTAATAAAATACCTAGCATATGGATTTGATGTAGATGACAATATATTCATCGATATGCTTAAGAATCTTGATAGTACTAAATTTAGAGATGAGGTAGCCGAAGATGATTACTGATGAAGAACTAGCAAGATTAAGAACTGAAAGTTTATTATCGGGCAGCTTTGTTATAATAACATCTCAGGATGGTGAAAAATTCGCTATGTTTGGCGAATATATTGTTGATATGACCACGTTTAAAGTTTTACTCCTCTGGAAGGTATATGGTAATCCGGCACACTTACGTATTTTCAAACAACAAGAAATCAGATTAGAAGCATTAAGACAAATGAATCGGCATGATAAGAAAATGTATCTATCTGAAAATAATAGAATTATAGAGAACCTATATTCTAAATTTTTAACTATAGCAAACGAACATGCCAATGGTGATTTAATAGTACGATATGAGTCTCAGATAGTTGATTAATTAAATGCTTACTCATACCTCTTTTTGAATAAATACTTAGATAAAAGAGGTGCAATATGAGCAGGCCGAAACCTTTAATACTTTTAAATTTTACTGATCCAAAAACTTACAAATCTGAACAGGTGTTAGAAGCTGGTGGTATCTATACAGTATTTTATCAGACTAAACCTATTAATTTACGTACCTTGAATAGTTTAATCAGCTATCCAGGACCAAAATATAGAAAAGTATCGTTCAGCAATCCAGGACATGCATTTAATTTATGTGAAAAATTGAACAAGTTATTTAAAACAGATCAATTCAGTGTAGTCCTACTGACTTCTGGAACCACTATAATTGAAAGTAATTCAAAACGTTCCTAACTTAGGAAATGCAAATTCTGATATTTGATTAACCTCTAGGTCAAATATTTTCTTAAACTTTTCTGGGCCAAGAACTTCTGCCAGGTCAGTTAAAAATGCTCGATAATCTTCATTTATACTATCAAACATAATATCGTACTTCTTAATATTTTCATCAGATTCATCATATATGTCTACACCAACTGCTGAATATCTCTTACTTAAGTTCTCTCGAAATTCAACTCTACGCTTAATAAATGCTTCATTCGTAGCTACATTGCCAATTAAATCAGAAATACTTTGATCTTGTTCTTGATTAACTCTATTAATAAAATCGTCACTATTGTCTCTTAAATCATTCATAAATGTATTATATAAGAACTAATAAATATTGTCAAATGTCTCAGTATAAATTACCAGAACTTTCGATAATTGCCAGAGACTCACTATCTTTTTGCGACCAGCTTATACATATACTTGACACAAAAAAATTCAGTTATATAACTGACCTTAAATCTCTTCAAAAATTGTTCTTCCATGGAAAAAGTTGGCGACTAACTAGAGTTGGTCGAGATATACTAATAACAAAGTTCAAATCATATATAAGTAAAAATGAATGTAATAGATCTATGACTGGAAAGATAATATTGAATATGGATTCATGCTGCAATAGTCCATGGTATAATTACGATGACAAAGTGATTTTTTTTGATGAAACATTACACTTTGAGTTACAAATGGTGAGCGGTGACTTGAATGGGTTTGTTAACTTTAAATCAACACGTTAACGCATTGGGTCATTTATTACAAGAGTACCATCTTGCCGCTGCATAATATTCTCAGAATCTTCTGAGAAATCTGGTCTTGTACCTGGACCATATACATCACTTAAATCAGTCAATAACTTATACAAACTCAAGTCAACTGCTCGTAGACTCTTATTCAAATAAAATTTTGCCCATTTTTGTGTACTATAAATGCTAGCAAGTATTTGTTTCTCTTGATCACTTGTTGGATGTAATGGATACAATTCTTCCATTCTTATAGCGTAAGTATCATTCATTATTTTTATTGGTCGACCTTTAATCTTTGGTACATGCGGATTATCTTGATGATCTATAGCATATAATACATATTTCATGTACTGTGGATCACGTTGGAATATTTTAATAACATACGGATCTCCTTCACGTTTTAATACACTTCCTTTTGTACCACTTCTATTGAATTCAAATTTGTATCCTTGTTGTTGTAAATCTTTAATTAAATTAGCTGATCTACTTTTAGCAAATCCCATTTGTGAATACCTGGTCTGAGCTGTTTTGTATACAGGATGATTCTTATAACCTGTTAATTCATTAATAATACCATCGCTCTCATTTAATGCCGGCCTCTCAAAAATCGGATCAATTATTACTAATGTATTTCCCCGCTCCATTATATTAGGAATACTCATATCAAAGTTAAATCGCGTTCTTCCTACAAATTCTAATATACTGAAGATTCCAGGGAAATTAGTTTTGATCCATTTTAAATTATCATCGGATATATCACGTATCTTATCAGCAGGTTCTAAGATTCGAACTAAGTCATACTCATCTCCATCTAAATTAAATGAATTCCCTTGCGATTTGATCTCAGTTAATTTTTCCATTCTGATAGCATATGTATCATCATTTATTTTAATGATTTTACCTTTGGTCCTTGGTACATTTGAATTGTTTTGATTTTTCATAACCCATTTTATATAAGTTAAAAACCCATTATCGCGAGTAAAAATTTTAAATACCCATGGATAATCAGGACTTTGGAATGCTACACCGAATGATCCATAACCCAAAATCTTAAATCCTTGACTTTCTAAGTAGTTTCTAAACTTCTGAATTTGGACACTTGGCCCAGTATTCCTATGAACCTTGTGTGTACGGTTTATAGCATTAGTAGAAAGCATAGTGTTAGCCGTTTGATAAATTGGATTAGACTTATATCCTATTAGTTCGTTAAGTTGTCCTTCTTTCATACCTTTTGGATCATATGTGGGATCAATTATAACAGGCACTCTATTGTTGCGAACCATTATATTGCCATCATGCAAATCTATTGGCCAGTCACATTTTTTCAAATCAAGTAATATTTTTAATATACCAGGATATTTTCGTTTTAAGATGGCGGTCTCATCAGGAGTTAGATTACCATCAGTATCATTATAATTATTTGTTATGCTGAGCAATTCTATACCGTCTTTAAAGTTTCCAATAGACGTTAATTTCTCCATGCGTACAGCATAAGTATTATCATTGATTTTTATGAGCTTGCCTTTTATTCTAGGTACTGATGGATTTGATTGATTTGCCATCGCATACTTTATATAATCTAGGTACGCAGGATCTTGAGTAAAAATTTTGAACACCCAAGGATATCCAGGTTTTTCAAACACTAACCCAAATGATCCAGAACCTAATCTCTTAAACCCATGGGTCCTTAAAAAGTCTTGAAATTTATCTGTTTGCTGCAAGCGTTTTGATCGAACTCCATAGCTATCAGAGTTAAGAGCGTCTGGACTATATAACAGCTTAGCTTTTTTATAAATAGGATTAGACTTGTATCCTATTAATTCACCTAACATAGATTCGTATAAAGGTTCGTGTATTAAAGGATCTATTAGTACAACAGTATTGTCCCTCATCATATAATTCCCATTGTGTAAATCAAATTCATATCCAACAGTTGACAAGTCTTCTAAAATTTGTAATACATGTGGAAACTTCTCTCTTAGCCATTCTATTTCGGGTTGCTTAAAGTCATTAAATTTACGGATACCTTTTACTAATTTAGCAAATTTGAACAAATCTTCAGACTGAGACATTGCTCGATCTGGATCTGTTAATTCTTCAGTCCTAATTACATAAGTTTCATCGTTAATTTTTATCATCTTACCCTTAATCTTAGGTACAGATGGATTGGATTGATGTGCTATACAATAGTTTATATACGCCATATATGCAGGATCTATGTTAAACAATTTGAACAGCCAAGGATATCCAGGTTTCTCAAATATCACACCAAACCCGCCTGCCCCACGTATTGTAAATCCTTGCTTCTTAAGAACATCTTTAAATGCTATTAACTTTGCCCGGCGTGGATTAAAATGTGGATTACCGTATTTCTGCTTGGGAACAATTTTGAATATATCATTTGCTTGTTGATATATAGGATTTGCTTTGTATCCAATTAATTCATGCAATATTGTCTCATTTAAATTTTTTTCGTCAAATATAGGATCTGTCAATACTATTGTATCACCACGCATCATAAAATTTCCATCATGCAAATCAAGCGGCCAACCTGAATCTTTCAGATATGTTATCAATTCTACTAAAGCTGGGTAATCTTCATTTGCTTCAGCTATATCATATTGGTCGGCATACCCCTTTCCTAATCTATAGGCAAATCCATATAGTTTAGTTGCTTCTGTGCTAGCCATACCCGTATATGGCGTCAATTTTTCCATTCTGACAGCATACGTATCATCATTTATTTTAATAATTTTTCCTTTTATTTTCGGTACATAAGGATTATTTTGATGTTTAATTACATAATTTAAATAGCTCAGATACGCTCTATCTTGGCTAAATATTTTAAATACCCAAGGATATGCTGGATGATCAAATACTCCGCCGAATGCGCCAGATCCTAATTGTCTAAAACCATGTTGTTCTAAGTAATCAGTAAATTTACTAAGCTGATTATTTCTAAGGCTTCTAAGATCAAATGATGCTCTGTCATCATTATCAAATGAATTCTTTAAAGCATCTGGATGATACAATTCTTTAGCTTTATTATATATTGGATTTGCTTTGTAACCTATCAATTCATTAAGTATCTCTTCATCATTAAAGTCATCATAATTGATTTTTGAGTTTTCATCTATAGGATACAATGGATCTATCAATACTACTGTATTCCCTCGCATCATAAAATTATCACTGTGTAAATCAAAGTCATGACTAAATTTACTAATGTCTGTTAATATTTTTAAAATATCAGGGAAGTTTTGTGCTAGAAATTCTCTTTTTTCATTAGTCATATTATTAAAATCATCTACATCTTCTATATTAGCTACTACTTGCATTAACTTAATAAATTTAGGATCTCTTTTTGGTAAAGGCTGCAATCGTTCCATTCTTACTAAAAAAGTATCAGCATTTATTTTTATTGTTCTGCCTTTAAACTTTGGTACCGCCGGATTTGATTGATTTTGAACACAATAATTTACATACATTAAATATGACGGATCTCGGTTAAACAATTTGAATATCCATGGATATCCCTTCTTCTCGTAAGCATCTCCAAATGATCCTTCACCCATTCTATGAAAGCCATGTATTTTCAAAAATCTACTAAATTTATGTCGTTGATCAGCCATTTGCATATCAATCGGGCCTAAACCTAATTGTCCAGGATCAAACACCTTCTTGGCTTTCTTATATATAGGATTAGATTTGTATCCCGTAAGCTCATTAATTCGTACCATGGTTTAGTATTTAGTACGAATTTGATTGACAACGGTTATGGGTATGCTATTGTAATAATAGCAAGAAAGGATTACACCGTGAGAAAAGGCGAAATGTTAAACAAGATGCTGGTACTAGCTGCCAATCGTCACGCGGGACAGTTCGACAAAGGCGGAAATCCATATGTACTACATGTATTAAAAGTAATGTATTATCTTAAAAACACCGAAGATGAAGAGCTTCAGTGTATTGCGCTCGGGCACGACTTAGTTGAAGATACTGATACTACCTACACTGAGCTAAGAGAATTAGGATTTACCGAACGCGTAATTGAAGGTATTAGAGGAGTTACCAAAGTTCCCGGTGAATCATACGAGGAATATAAGGCTAAGGTTAAATCCAATCTTGACTGCCGAAAAGTTAAGATGTGTGATCTTCGCCATAATTCGGATATACGTCGACTGAAGGGTGTTACCGAAAAAGATATGGCCAGGATTGCTCGGTATCATCAATTTTTTGTTGAACTAACTGTTCTCGATAATGAATGACTGGTTGACTTATTCGTAAAAGATGCTATTATATAAGCTCAACCACAGGGAACTTCAAATGCCCGGGCTAACCAGAACACAGATGCAGGATATGTTTATCCAAATTTGTAAAGATTCGGGATATACGATGAAATTCACTGATGTTGCAATCATCCTCGCTAAGGTTGTTAAAATTTCAGCAGTTGAGATTTGGATGGCATTTCCGAGCATGAGCGTTATGGCAGAAATTGCTGTTGGTAAGCATCCTGCTTGCAAGCAAGCGAAATAAAATTTTCAGGCAAAATGCAAAAATAATAGTTGACTGAAATCTAAAATATGCTATTATAGCACACTGGAAACACAAACTTAACACTTAGGAGAAATGGAAACATGGCAAAGGCAAGTAATAAGATTGATACCACGAACACGGTTTCGCCCAGTCGTTTGAAATTGGCTATTCAGCACAGTTTGAATAGGAAGCGACCGTTGTTTGTTTGGGGACCTCCGGGTATTGGCAAGAGCGATATTGTCGCTGAAGTTGCTAAGTCGCAAGGGAGGCCGCTCATTGACATTCGACTTCCGTTGATGGAACCCACTGACATGCGTGGTATTCCTTATCTCGCAGACGTTAAGATCTACGACAAGAATGGGGAATTGGTCAAGGACGAGGTTGGCGTTCCGCTTACCGAGAAGATCTTTACTTGGAGCAATCCCAGCGATTTGCCCACAGATCCAAACAGTCGAGCATTGGTGTTTTTTGATGAGATGAGCGCGGCGCCTCCGAGTGTGCAGGTTGCTACGTATCAGATCATTTTGAATCGTCGAATTGGTAGCTATAGGCTGCCTAAGGACGTTGTGATCGTTGCGGCAGGTAACCGCGTAAAGGACAAAGGTGTCGCATACAACATGCCAATGCCGTTGGCCAATCGTTTCAGTCATTTGACCCTTGAGGTTAACGCCGAGGATTGGAAGGAATGGGCGCTGCTCAATCGTGTCCACAAGGACATTGTTGGATATATCAGCTTCCAACCAAATGACCTCTACAATTTCAATCCGAGCGGCGACACCTATGCGTTTGCTACTCCTCGTTCTTGGTACTTTGCTAGTGAGCTGCTAGTTGAGGCCCTCGATAGCGGTGACATTGTGGATACCAGTCTACCGGCAGATGTGCTCGGTGACTTGATCAAGGGCACAATCGGTGAAGGCCCAGGCATCAAGTTCATGACATATCGTGCGCAGGCTGCTAACTTGCCGCATGCTAAGGACGTCTTGAGCGGGAAGGTTACGAAGCTCAACAAGCCTCAGATCGACATCATGTATGCGCTTACTACAGCGTTGGCATATGAGTTGGTTGACAGCTCGCAGCGTGCAGTGAATGCTGCCAAGAATGGGGACTCGAAGTTGATGGACCTTTTCCACAAGGAAGTCGACTACTTCTACCGCTTCATGATGGATAACTTCGAGGACGAGCTTACAGTTATGGGCGCTAAGATCATCCTCGGAACGCACAAGCTTCCGATTAAGGCCAACAAGCTGAAGACTTGGAAGGAATTTTGCGATAGGTTTAACACGCTCATACCGGCAATGTAAGTCTTTAAAATCAAAGACTTACACAAACGCTAAACTTAAACCTTAAAGTGGGACATGAAGAGCAAGCTAACCAAAACAGCTTGCTCTTTATTTTTAACTAATATATAATATTATTATGTACACAGTTTATTTTACATTTTATCTTGGCGATAAATTACCACCTTATTATATAGGTAGTACTACCTTTACTAGATTAACTAAAGGATATCATGGATCTGTCAGATCAGCAAAATATGGTGAAATTTGGAAACAAGAAATAAAAGATCATCCAGAGCTATTTGTTACATTTCCAATACCTGATACAACCGCTGAAACAGTAAATGAAATTTTACTTCTTGAAATATTCTGGCAACAAAAATTTTGTGTTGTAGAAGATCCATTATTCATAAATCAATGCTATGCATTGGCTGGATTCTGCTCTACATCTGAAACAGCATTAAAAGCAGGGGAAACTCGAAAAAGAAATGGAACATCAATCCGTTCATTAGAATGTAGAGAGAAATCCAGGCTTGCTCAAATAGGTAAATCCCGCAAACCACATACAACCGCAACGAGGCTACAAATGAGTAAAACACGAACCGGCACAGTACATTCAAAAGAATGGAATGATAATATCAGTAAAGCTAATACTGGTAAAACAGCCTCCGAAGAAACAATTCAAAAATTAATACAATCGCATCTTGGTATTAAACCAACCCAGCAATCAATAGACAAACGAGCGGCCACAATAGAAGAGAATGGTGGTTATAATCATTCCGAAGAAACCAAAAATAAAATAGGTAAGGCCAATAAAGGTAAAAAGCTCGGACCTAGGTCACAAGATTTTAAAGACAATATTCAAAAGAAATTAACAGGTCGAACACGTAGCCCTGAAGCTACCAGAAAAATGCATGAAACTTATGCCCGTAAAAGAGCTGAGAAATTAGCTATAACGATAAATAATTAATGAGATTTTATGAATTTTCCCCACCTATTTCTGGATTACCATCTCCACAAGAATTATATGAACGAGCACAAATTCTTGTACAAAAAATGATAGAGAATGGAGATCTTGCAAAACTAACAAATGATAATATAAACGAATATGCAAAATATTACGTTAACAAATATGATACTGAGGAAATTAAATGAAGGAATTGACAACCGTAGTGTCATTTACTAAACCTGGTCCAGGATGGGTTAGAGTTACACCAGAAATATTATTACAGTTAGAAGAATCTAATAAAAGATTAGATGTAATAAAAAAGAAATTAGAACAATTTCAAAAAGAAATGTTAACTGAACTTAGTAAAAATAATGAGATTATATGAAATAGAAACCACTAATAGTGTTTGGTTACGTGTTCAAGAAATTAAATTTGATATCACTGAAGAATATAATTCAATTATAAATTTACTTGAATTTTTAATTCAACAACACTCACCATATAGAAATAAAACATGGTTACCAACTATAGAAGAATTCGAAGAAGAATTATTATCTAGATCTAATTTAGAATTTCCTGATTCATCAGATGAAGATGTTATTAAATTTAAACATATCGCTAATAATATGAAAAATAAAATTTCAAATCTTAAATCTAAATTAGTTTAAAATCATTTTTCTACAACAAAAGATTTAACATATTTATCTAAAATTTGATCACAATTATCATCGTTAATTAATTTCATGTCACCATTTTCTATCATTTTTTTAGTAGCTAATTGAGCCCAATCAAACAATTCTTCAACAGTTGGTAATTCTCGTTTACCCATAATTTCTGATAGTCTCATTAAATTATCTCCGATAATATAATATTTACTAAATTAATCGATTGACATATTTTGTACATATGCTAAAATGGTGCATCATAAAGAAAATGTAATGAGATTTAGTGAGATAGGATGTTAACAGTAGGTATAGCAGTAATAATGATATGATGAAATTGAAATTTACTTCTATTGTAGCAGGTATTACACTATTCATTGTAATAGTCGAAATCCTAATAGGATGGGGTTCGATCGTATATTTTACATATAAATCATATGAATAGTGCAAGGTCATTTTTGTGCATATGTTATTGATGAATCATCAAATAGAGAATATGATAATAATTGATGATATAAAATGGCTTATATTAGGTATCATATGTGGGTTAGATCTATTTCATCAAATCGTATACCATACTTTCTTTATTCACTTTACATGGTGATTGATATGTTTAACAAGTTCATTTATTATTGCGTTGTAGTTGTTGGAACAATGGCTGTCATAGCAACAGCTACAATTGTTTGGGTTATATTACTAGGTGATACTATAACGTGAGATTTGATTATGCTAGCACGTCTCAAATTTAAACTAGATAATCTAGTCAACGACATCTTGAGTCATATCCCTAATGACCTTATAATACATGGGACTATACTTGATCCAGCTATGGGTGGTGGTCAATTTGTTAAGGAAATAGAACGACGTAAACGGATAGCTGGTAAGACTGATTCCGAAATAAAGAGAACTGTATTTGGTATCGAAAGTAATATATTAAGACGTAACTATGCTGTAAATAAACACAAATTGGTGGGTGATTATCAGGTAGGTAATGCACTAACAATGGATTTCAACGGAATGAAGTTTGATGTAGTTATAGGTAATCCACCATATCAATTGACAAACAGTAAAAAAATATGGCCTGATTTTGTACAATTGGCACTCAACAAAGTTGTGCAAAATGGTTACGTAGGATTAGTCATTCCTACATCATGGTTAGAGAGCAATGGTTCTGCCTATAAAAAAATCAGGACCAGACTTACTACTAATTACAACCTATTAGTTATATCTAGAGATGCTAACAAATATTTTTCTGTTGGCCAAGATATATGTTATATCGTAAGTAACTCAATGCCATACAAAGGTACAACTAATTATATAAAAGACAGTATTTCTGAAACTATTAATTTGATAGATGGTATACCAAAAACATCAAACGATTTGAAAATAGAATCTATCATTAATATTATTACAAATAAGCATCCAAAAATAAATTGGATTATTAACGATAAAATCAATTGTGTTAAATCAGAAGATATATCTAATATCGCTACCGAAACACACATTTACCCTATAATACAAAGTACCGCCAATAAAGGTTACATAAACGTTTTGCAACCAGATTCGAATGCATTAAAGCTAGCTGTAAATTTCTCAGCCTCTTATTATAATAGCGCTACCATTGACAATAATATGCCTGTGACCACACACGGAATCGGAAGTCTGATGGGATATGTATTACTTGACGATTATTATCAAGGATTAATGATAAGATCATACCTAACTAGTAAATTGATTAGATTTTTTGTATCAAATTACAAAAAAAATAATACGGGATTTAGTGACGCTGTAAAACGTCGCATGATACCTAGTGTACCAAATAAGTTTTGGACAGATGATGATGTATTTGCTCATTTTGAATTGCCTATAGATGATATAGATTATATCAATAATTGTATCAATTAGAGTAATATTAAATGTTAGCACGTCTCAAATTTAAACTAGATAATCTAGTCAACGACATCTTGAGTCATATACCTGATGATGTTATAATTAATGGAGTAATACTTGATCCAGCTATGGGTGGTGGTCAATTTGTTAAAGAGGTAGAACGACGTAAACGGATAGCTGGTAAGACCGATTCCGAAATAAAGAGAACTGTATTCGGTATCGAGAGTAACATACTTAGACGTAACTATGCTGTAAATAAGCACAAATTAGTTGGTAGTTATGTTGTAGGTAATGCACTAACAATGGATTTTGATGGAATGAAATTTGATGTAGTTATAGGTAATCCGCCATATGGCATGCGAACTGATAGCGGTGGTACATTGTGGGAAAAATTTGCTAATAAATCCTTTAATACATTGGTAAAGAAAGGTGGTTATGTAGCATTAATAAATCCGCCTAGCTTTATAGGTAAACATTTACGCAAAGGTATTGGTAAAAGCGATTACACTTGTTTTAAGAAGAATCAAATTGAACAGTTGCATATCTTAGATGGTGTTGAACGAGACAAATATTTCAGAGGGATAGGAAGTGAAATTTGTTGGTACGTTGCTCGTGCTATTACTCCGGCGAATTTAACAAAATTAGTAGGGTATGATGATGGTAATATTACCACATCAATGATAGATATGAATTATACGTCAGTATTACCAAAGGTAGTTAACAATACAACAATAGACATACATACTAAATTGTTAGCTACATCTAAGATACAATTTATTCAAAATAGAGAGATTCATTATCATTCAATGAAGAAGAAGAATCAAGTAAGTGATGAATGCAGCATTGATTACCAATATAAAACATATTTCAGTCATACATTAATACGATTTTCAAATTACAAGTTCAGTGACTATACAAATATTAAAGTTATGATACCTCAGACATCAACTATAGACAAGGTCTTTATTGATAGTAATTGCAACGTTAGCGAAGATTTATTTTACATTACATGTAGCACACTGCAACAAGCTGAGGATATCAAAGCACACCTGAATTCAAACCTAATTAAGTACATAGGAAATGTTTATAGACAGGGTAGAAATTTGGGCAGCATGTTACACGCTAAAATAATACCTGATCTGCACTATAATATTAATTTAACTAATAAAGAGATAGAGTATATAAATGCCAACTATTGATAACGTAATAAAACACGCACGAGAACGACCATATATGAGTGGTATAGATCGTGATAAATTGCGTGTTAAAGCTACGAGTGAAATTTTCACCCCAACCGAACTTGTGCAACAAATATTAGATCAACTACCAGTTGAACTGTTTAAGGATTCAACAAAAACATTTTGTGATCCAAGTTGTGGCGATGGGCAATTTCTTAGTGAAGTTCTCATTCGTAAAATGCAAAATGGTATCGATTTCGAAACTGCATTGCGTAATATATACGGAGTTGACATTATGCAAGACAATATTGATTTATGTAAAGAAAGATTGCTATGTAACAGACACGATTTACAACATGTAGTAGACAAAAACATTGTCTGTGCAGATGGATTGAAATATGATTATCTATTTGGTGAACGGGAAATTATAGTAGGATTTGGTATATTAGAGATGCCTGCATAATGCCAAATTACGTACACAAAGTTAAGTCTTGGCCTCAATTTTTTGAAGCAACCCTGTCAGGTGATAAAACTCATGACTTAAGATACTCTAAAGAACGAGACTATAAGGTTAGAGATGCAATTGCACAAGAATACATCTGACGTGAATTGTTAGTTGGCATTACCTACATAACGTCCGGCGCGCCCACGTCGTGAAACCTCCTGCTCAAAATTATTAATTTTACAGCATTGACTAGAACTAAATGATTTGTTAAGCTTATATTAGAGGTAGATGATGCTAAATATTAATGATCCAGAAAAATTTAAACGACATTTAGAGCAAGCATCGGTTATGTCAGATGGTCGAATAGATTTCAGTAAAGAATGTCGTGAAATGTTCAACGATATATGTATTATTGGTGACATGGATCTGGTACGACTAGTTGGGTGTTCATTTGATTTAATGGATATGTATTATCATGTACGTTTTCCAAATGGGTTTCATGCATCAACTATGGGACATGACATGCATATGTCAGCTGTTGGTCCGTGTGTAAGCCTAAAAGGCATTTACCCAAGATATGACTCAATGGAAAACATTTTTAATTTGAATGGATGCCCACCAGTTATTGAATTCATTGAATCTATATCTACTCCTGAAGAAAATGAGAAAATGTATGGTGAGAATGGCCATTGGTGGGAATATTCACTTAGTGATGATGGTGATTGCATATGAACAACACTATTAACAAAGATAGAAAAATAACATTACAGACTGGTGAACAGTACAATTTAAAATTGTCTAGTCTTGCTATGGCAGGTTATCTATGGGAATTTGAAGTAGACAACCTATTTGTTGCAGCAACTGAAAAGAAGGCATCTGAACCCCCAGAAAAGAAGCAACTAGGTGAAATGGCAATTGGCGGAAGCTATGATGAGGACTTTACAATTTACGGTGTAAATCCAGGTGAGACCAAGGTAACCTTTACGCAATCCAGACCATTTGAATTTGGTCCTCCGTATTGCGAACACACTGTCTATATAACTGTAATATAATGATTGACATTAAATTGTAAGATGTTATTATAAATAAGTTAGAGAGTAACAGAGTACTTAGTCCGCGGTTGGGAGAGAAGGGATTCACCCCCCTCATAAGGGGATTAAGGTAGGGGCAGTACCTACACTGCGGACTAAGTACTTCAATCCTCTTTAATTTGCCATTCCCAAGGCATCTTATTTCCTTTACTTTTATTTTCAATCGGTGTTAAATATTGTAGATTATCTTCATGATGTTTCCCACCTTTGGTTAACGGTATAATATGATCAACTTCATAACCTATCGGACAATTTTCATAGAATTTATTAATCTTTTTCTTATTTGCTGTAATGTCAATGACACGCAACTTCTTTGCCTGATAAGTCCTCTGACAGGTTCTATTACTGGTTCTGAGTTTATTTTGTAGATGTATGGTCCTACATAGCATTGAACAAAAATATCCTTTATTAATTAGATTATCACAATTTCTACATTTCTTTGTTTCTTTGTTTTAAGGTTCAACTTAGTTGGTTCTCTAATTTTGGTTTTATTTAGAAGTTTAGCGCTACATGATTTTGAACAAAATAATTTCTGTGTCCGATTCAATAATTTTCCACATTGGTAGCAATTTATATGTTCTCTAGCCTTTCTATTCATGGCTCTAACACATTTTGCTGAGCAGAAGCGTTGAGATTTTGCTCTGGGCAATACTTTAAATCCTATATTACAAAATTCACATATTTTAGGATAATAAGTTGGCATACAATTTTTCCATTTGACTCTATCCATATAGTATGCTACAGTTACTAAATATTATCAAGAAGGTTTGGCATGATACAAAATAAACTTATGAAGATAAATGAGTATGAAGATGGTGATTCTTACTGGCGTATAGCTTGTGATTGTAGTTCACCAGAACATGATGTTAACCTCTGGTTTAATGCTGATATTGATGACAAACAGTGTGGTATGATCAATTTGAATCTTGGTATGGAAATTGGTGCTAGAGATTGTATTGGTTATTCTTGGGGTAAATTTGAAGCTATTACCAGATTTTTCAGAGTTGCTAAATGGCGTATAGCTACAGCGACTAAAATTTTATTTGTAGGACATTATACTATGACTGGTGATGTAATACTTGATCTTGATGGTATCCGGGCAATGCAAACGGCATTACTTGAAGGTACTGCCCATGCTAGAAAACATGTTTAAGGAGAGTATTTCATGCATATTTGGATTGTATTATATATAACTGGTAAATTAATTGCAGCATGGGGTCCAGTGACAATATTTAATAATGTTGATCAATGTCATTGGGCTATATCATCATATAATAGCATAGTAGCTCGAGGTGAGGATGTCAAACTAACTTGTGTAGTTGGTGACACAGCACCAATATTAAATTCAAACATTAATAGAATACAGCCACATGGAATTCAATGAAGTATTAGATGCCAGACGAACTCGTAAAAATTTCGACCCCAATCATAACATGGATGACTATGAGCTTAATTGTATAATTAATGCTGCACGAATGATGCCAACAAGTTTCAATATCCAAAATTGGAGATTTGTGGCTATACGTGATAGGGGCATAAAAGAGAAAATTAAACGGTCATCATATAACCAATCTCAAATAGCCGTTAATTCGATATTGCTTGCAGTATGTGCCGATCTTAATGCATGGAAAAATGCAAGACGATATTGGAAAGACAATGGTCCAGAAACCGAAACATCGATGTCTACGTTAACGCATGCATTTTATTCGGGAAACGAACAATTGCAGCGTGATGAAGCTCTTAGAAGTACTGGAATGGCAGCTACGGCTATAATGCTAGCTGCGACGAATCTAGGGTACTCATCTAATCCCATAATTGGATTTAATCAATCCGAAGTTAGCACTATCATAAACTTGCCTGATAATCATATAATTGGTATGCTGATTGCAATTGGAATGAGTAATGAACCTCCAATTGCAAAAACGTTACTTCCGATAACAGATGTGTTAATATATGACTTCTTTCCTTGCTAATGGAGAATAATAATGGATCAAGAAAAGATTAAACAACTAATAACTACCTTATTAGTATGTCTTACAATAGTTGGTGTGATCGCATGTATTACAAATGGATGTACAGATTATAATGCTAGAGTGTATGAATCACAACGAGATTGTGTAGTAAATGGCGGAAGTTGGATCCCACAATATAATAGAATGGCATTGTGTATTCATGGATCTGATGTTAAACCATAACGTTATTGTATATCGTCCAATGGTGAATGACAATTACAACAATATGGAATGAGATATTACCGTCCTTACAAATTCAATTAAATAGCTATATGGATGATTATTATGTTACTGAAAATATAGCACCTACACAACCACCAGATTATATCTATACTACATTTATATTAATTAGTATATTAATAATTGTATCGGTTATTTGGGTATTAATGCCAATTGTGATGTGTGTGCAAATTATTACTGTTCAAATATACAAACTTTGCAAATATATAATAAACAGGATTAGACATGGCTAATAGAAAACCAAAATTGGTAGTATTTACAGGTTCTGGATTATCAGCAGATAGCGGTGTACCAACCTATAGATCAAATAATGGTCTATGGGAAAATCATAAGATTGACGAAGTTGCCAATGGTCTCACCTGGCGAGATAATCGAGAATTAATACGAACCTTTTATAATGGATTGAGATCAAATTTAAAAAATGTTAATGCAAATGCTGCTCATCTAATGATAGCAGATTGGCAAGTTAATCAAAGTAATTTCTTTGATACAATTGTACTTACACAAAATGTAGATAATTTGCTTGAACGAGCTGGATGTACAAATGTAATACATTTGCACGGAGATCTTACTAAAATGACTTGTGTTGCATGTGGTAATATTTGGGATGTCCAGTATAATGAAATTAGTGAAGAAACCCGTTGCAATAAATGTAATAGTTTGAAAGGTATCAGGCCATATATTGTTTTCTTCGATGAGAATGCGCCTAAGTACCGAGACATGTACAAAGCATTAATTGATATTGACGAAAATGATTGTATTGTTGTAATTGGTACGAGTGGGCAAGTTATTAATATAGATGCATATGTTAAAAATGCCAGAGGAATGAAAATCCTCAATAATTTAGAGCCTAGTAAATACATCAATGATACATTATATCATACAGTATTATATGGTAGAGCGTCTGAAACTTGTGGTATTATTAACGATATAATTAGACAACATTTCGGAGTGACAAAATGAACAGTAACGGTGTACCAGATGATCCTTGGGCAAGAATCAATTCAAAATTAGACGAAGCTCTCGAAAAAACAAACAATTTACACGTAGCTATTAATAGCTTACCATTTACAAAAGAAGAGAAAAATGTTATAAGACTTTGGCCTTGGCTAAATTCTTTAAGTTTAATAGCAGTTGCCATCAGTTGTTTTAGTTTTGTAGCTTTGGTTTTCATAATAACATTGATAATATCTGCCCAATATTCAATGGATATTGTTATACATAATATTGTTCAAGAAGACCTAAACAAAAATTAAATATTAAGTTTAAGCATGATAAGCACCCCACTAAATATTAATCTAATGCCAAAAGACAATAGATTAAATGTTTTAGAAATAATACGTATTGTACTAGGAGATCGTATTATTAAAGACGATACATACGCATGCAAAATGTGTAAAGATGATCATGTGTATAAAAATATCTTAACAGAAAACTATCAACTATTAGGATTTAAATTATTTGGGTTAGATAATATATGTCACACCAATGATTTCGATTATTACCAAAAATATTCCTACGATATTAAAGACTTACAAAAGCAATTAGGTGACTTCTTAAGGAAAGAAGGCTATGCTATAGATCATGTAGTTTTACAACCCTGTAATAAAAAAAAATATTGGACTATCAGTTTTACTGTAAAGACATTGCTAGATCATCCTATTGAATTAAAACATAAAAACTATGCTAACTGTGTAAAACATCCTAAGTTGGTATAGTTAATTTTTAATAAAATATCCGGTTTAATTGCCAGTAGGTTTTATATACATATAAATAACTTATACGCTTGTTTAATGATGTACTGTAAAGTTCACATTAAATTCAATTAACCCCGGCTACAGGAGAACACATAGCCATGAAAAATATTTTTGATGATATCCTGCAAGAATCTAAAATTAAAAAACAAGAATCAATGGGATTCATTGATTGGTTAGAACTTTGTAAAACTGATCAAAGTGTTTATGCAACAGCAGCTGAACGTATGTTATCAGCCATTGGTGAACCTAAACTAATTGATACAAGTAAAGATCAAAGATCAAGTCGAATTTTTCTAAATAGAACTCTCAGAGTATATCCAGCATTTTCAGACTTTTATGGTATGGAAGAAACTATCGAAAGAATAGTAAGCTTTTTCAGACATGCGGCACAAGGATTAGAAGAAAAGAAGCAGATACTTTATTTGCTTGGTCCAGTGGGTGGTGGAAAGAGTTCATTGGCCGAAAGACTTAAAGATTTAATTACAAAACTTCCATTTTATGTATTAACGTCTGATTTAGGTGAACTTAGTCCAGTGTTTGAGACTCCACTTGGAGTATTTGATCCCACTAAGCACAAGGCACGTTTAGAAAAAGACTATGGTATTGATAATAGATTTCTAGGTGGCGTCATGAGTCCTTGGGCTATCAAGCGACTTAAAGAATATGAAGGCGACGTTAGTAGATTTAAAGTTACTAAAGTATGGCCAAGTAAGCTTGAGCAAATTGGTGTTATGAAGACTGAACCAGGCGATGATAATAATCAAGACATATCAAGTTTAGTTGGTAAGACAAATATCAGAATGCTTGAGCACTTTAGTCAGAACGATCCAGATAGTTACAGCTTTAGTGGTGCGCTATGTCGTGGTAACCAAGGTGTTATGGAATTCGTCGAAATGTTTAAAGCACCAATTAAGATGTTGCATCCATTGTTAACTGCCACTCAAGAAGGTAACTACATTGGAACAGAAGCTATATCAGCTATACCATTTAATGGTATGGTATTAGCTCACAGTAACGAAGCAGAATGGCAGACTTTTAAGAACAACAAAAACAACGAAGCATTTATTGATCGTATATATGTTGTTAAGGTGCCATATTGTTTACGAGTTACTGATGAAGGCAGTATCTATAAGAAAATGTTAGAGAATAGTAGTTTAGCAACAGCAATTTGTGCTCCACAAACACTTGATATGTTAAGTAAATTCTGTGTCCTGACAAGACTAGTTCCGCATGAGAACAGTAATGTCTACAGCAAGATGCGAGTATATGATGGTGAGACCATTAAGGATGTTGATCCAAAGGCACGAAGCATTCAAGAATACCGAGATGCTGCTGGTGTTGACGAAGGTATGAATGGTATTAGTACACGTTTTGCATTCAAAGTTCTTAGTAAAACTTTCAATTATGATGCAAATGAATTGGCAGCGGATCCTGTACATTTGATGGTTATATTAGAAGATAGTGTCAAACGTGAACAATATGTTACAGATGTCGAATTGAAATATATCGATTTTATTAAATCACATTTAGCTCCACGATATGCAGAATTTATTGGTGGTGAAATACAAAAGGCATACCTAGAAAGCTATAGCGAATTTGGACAATCAACATTCGATAGATATATAGAACATGCTGATGCTTGGATACAAGAAATAGATTTTAAGGATCCAGATACTGGTAACTTGTATGATAGAGAAGTATTGAACAAGGAACTAGAGAAAGTAGAAAAGCCTGCTGGTATTGCTAATCCAAAGGATTTCAGACACGAAGTTGTTAATTTTGTGCTACGCGCAAGAGCTAAGAATAAAGGTATTGTTGCCTGGACCAGCTACGAGAAACTTCGTGAAGTAATAGAAAAGAAAATGTTTAGTAATATCGAAAGTATATTACCAGTTATTACTTTCAATCCAAAGAGTAATACAGAAGATCAAACTAAGCATGAAGATTTCGTTACACGTATGGAAAAGAAAGGTTACAGTCGATCACAGACCCGCCGATTAGTAGACTGGTTCTTGAGGGTTCAAAAAAGTTCATAATTTATTTTATACTAATAAATATTATTAACTATATAAGGATAAATGTTAATGGTAGAGTATCGTATAATTGATAGACGAGAAAACCCAAAAGGCAAGAACCTTCCGAACAGAGAAAAGTTTCTCAAAAAAGTTCGGAAGCAAGTCCACGATCAGGTCCGTGGTGCAATGGGCAAAAAAAGTATAACTGATGAAACTGGTACTGATATTACTATACCTTCTACTGGTATAAGTGAACCATCATTTGAATATGACACTAGTACTGGTGAATGGGATAGAATATTGCCAGGTAATGAAACGTTCTCAAAGGGTGATAGAATCAAGCGACCAAATAAAGGTGGCGGCAGTGGTAATAGTGGAGGTAATTCAAGTGGCGACGCCGAAGACAATTTCACATTCACTCTTACCAGAGATGAGTATCTTGACATTGTATTTGATGATTTAGAGTTACCTGATCTAATCAAAACTGTAGAAAAAGCTGCGACAGCATTTCACAGAATGAGAGCAGGATTTAAGACCGACGGTAATCCAAGCCAACTTGACTTAGTTAAAAGTCTTAAGAATAGTTTAGGACGAAGACTGGCATTACGTAATCCAGTTAAAAATCAAATAGAAGAATTAGAGACAAAATTATTATTAGATGATACAAATAAAGATGAAATACTTCTCGGCATAGAAGCACTAAAACGTAGGCATGCCGCTATCCCCTGGGTAGATCCAATGGATTTGCGCTATAGACGATGGGATAAGAAGCCAATACCAAACAGCCAAGCTGTTATGTTCTGCTTAATGGACGTCAGTGCAAGTATGGGTGAAAGTGAAAAAGAAATAGCTAAGCGATTCTATCTACTACTATATTTGTTCTTACAAAGACAATACGAAAAAGTGCAAATTGTCTTTGTACGTCATACACAAGTTGCTAAAGAAGTTGATGAATTTGAATTCTTTAATGGTAAAGATAGTGGTGGTACAGTTGTTAGCACTGGAATAGATATGGTCAACAAAATAATAATCGATCGATACCCATCAGATGCATGGAACATATATATTACACAAGCATCTGATGGTGATAATAGCAGTACTGACAACGAACAATGTGAAAAACTTTTACACAAATTATTACCAAAAGTACAATATTATGTATATGCTGAAGTGAAAACAGGATTTTATATGTATGGTGGGACAACTACCGGATTATGGAAAATGTTCGAGGAAGTTGTGCCAAATTACCCTCAATTGGCAGTTGTAGCAGTACCAAATATAAGTCAGGTTGTATCAGTGTTTAGAAAAATATTCGCTAAAAGACCAATAAAGAAAACAGCATAATCTGGAGAAAATAAGTAATGTCAAATATAAAACCATTATTCACAGGATCTGAATGGGATTTCGAATTACTTAATCGGGCTATGGATGAGTGTGGCATTATAGCAAAAGATGAATTAAAACTTAATTGTTACACAAATCAAATTGAAGTTATTACTTCTGAACAAATGCTCGATGCTTATGCAAGTATTGGATTGCCAGTGATGTATAAACATTGGTCATTTGGCAAAAAATTCAGTCGAGAAATGGAAAATTATAGATCAGGCAAAAACGGATTAGCATATGAAATTGTTTTAAATACGCAACCTTGTATAGCATATTTGATGGAAGAAAATACAGCTTGTACGCAAGTGTTGGTTATAGCTCATGCAGCATATGGTCATAATCATGTATTCAAGAATAATTACTTATTTCGCCAATGGACTGATGCAGAAAGCATTGTTGATTACCTAGTATTTGCAAAGAATTACATGATGCAATGTGAAGAAAAGTACGGCGAAGAAGCCGTCGAGCAAACATTAAATGCAGCACATTCATTAATGCATAACGGAATTGATAGATACAAGAGACCAAGAAAACTCAGTATGTCTGAAGAGAAGCTTAAACAAAAAGAACGAACTGAATACCTAGAGAGTAGTGTCAACAGTCTATGGAGTAGTTTATTAAAGCCTAAAGCAATTAAAACCGATCAGGCTGATGAGAAGTTTCCAGTACAACCTGAAGAAAATATATTGTATTTTCTTGAGAAGAATAGCCCAATACTTGCTCCTTGGCAACGTGAAATATTAAGAATAGTTCGCAAGCTTGCACAATATTTCTATCCACAAGGTCAATGTGTCACCGGTAATCATTTAATAAAAACACCAGATGGATTACTCAGATTTGATGAACTTATTCAATTGGATGGATATATAAATGTAGACAATTTACAAATGTTAACCTTAGGTAACAAATATACTATGGCATCACATACGTATAAACATAAAGCAAATGTATTACAAGTTAAAACTGAATCTGGTAAAACATTCACAGGTACTCCAGAACATCCATTAACTATATTACGCGAAGGTGAATACATACTATGTAAATTATCTGACATGTTATTGACAGACTATATAGTTACTAATCTAGATTATGATATATTTTCGTTAAATGAACCACAATTAACATATACAATAGATGATGCAGAACTTAAATGCGTTCTGTGTGGGTTAGAATCTAATTTTCTAGCTAGTCATATTTCTCAAAAACATAATTTATCAATAAATAATTATAAAACCAAATATCAATGTGAAGTGTCAAACGATATTTCTCGTATCAAAAAATCTTCCAATAATTTGAAAAAAATGCCATCAATGATGAATCCTGATGTAGCAACATTTATCGCGTATATTCAATATATAACTATAAATCCGGACAATAATTCAGTTTTCACTTTCAATCACAATAATTTAGAACATGTTGAAAAATTTAATAACTTACTTGATGTATTATTTGGAATAAAACAAAATGTAACTATATCAGATTTTTATAAATTCAAAATAGAATTTAGTAGCTATTCATTAAAATTATTCATAAATGAAAATTTTCCAGAATCTATTACATCATGCAGCATAATACCTAAGATAATTAGAACATCAACAAAGGAAAGTGTTGCAGCATATATCAAAACTGTTATAGATTTATATTCGACTCGTCGTAAAGATATTAGTACATTTACATTACGTACATATACAGATAATAGAGAATATTTAGAGCAATTACAAACTATGTTATATGGATTTGGAATAGTATCTAGAATTAAAGAAAGTAATAGAAATACTATTGCAGGAATATCTAAAATTTTAGGTTTAGAAAATAATCCTGACCGTAAGTTAATAGCGCATGAACTTTATTTAACTATTGACACAGGTTCTAAAAAATTATACGAAGAACTAATTGGAACTAATCTGATAAATTATCCTTCTTACCTTGGCGGTAGTACAAAAAATAATGTTATACCAAATGGAATGAACCTATTAAATATAGTAAGAAAAAAATTAATAGACCTAAGAGAAGAATATGCTAAAAATGCAAACCTAAATATCAATTACAAGTTTAAAATCGCTAATGGTATTCTAGTAAAGCAAAACTTCTTGTCTACAACTGACATTCCGGAAATTAGATCAATTGAATTAACTTATTCTCACGTAGAAAAATATAGATCTAAATTTCATAATCTCGCTAAATTGAATTATATACCCGAAGCACAAATATTGCTTGATTTAATAGAACAATCAAAAGGTAAATTTTATGATAAAATAATTTCTATAGAAAATCTGGATAAAGAAGAATATGTGTATGATGTAACTATACCAGAAAATAATTTATTTTGGCTAGACGGTAATATATCACATAATACAAAAATGCTAAACGAAGGTTGGGCTAGCTTCACACATTATTACATAATGAATAGATTATACGATAAAGGTTTATTAACTGATGGCGCAATGTTAGAGTTTGTGAAAATGCACACAGGAGTTGTATTTCAACCGGCATACGACAGTCCATATTACTCAGGTTTAAATCCATATTACGTTGGGTTTGAAATGTTCAATGATATCAAACGTATCTGCGAAAACCCAACAGTAGAGGATAGGGAATTGTTTCCAAACATCGTAGATCAACCTTGGGTTGATGTATGTCTTGATGTTGTAGCAAATTATAGAGATGAAAGCATGGTTAGACAATTCTTAAGTCCTACATTAGTACGCAAACTAGGATTGTTTAAATTGTCAGATGATAAGAAGGAAGAGACCTATTTAATTGATGCTATTCAAGATAGAGAAGGATTTAAACAGATACGATCATCACTAGCAACTCATTACGAGGCTAATGAATGGCATCCAAAAATAGAAATAGTCGATGCTAATATTAAAGGTGACAGAACATTAATTCTTATGTATAATAAAGATAGAGGCCGTGCTATATCTGATAATTGGAAACTAACTTTGCAACATATTAGATTTTTGTGGGGTCATAAAGTGAAATTGATAACAAAATTAGGTAACACTATAGGAGAGTGTTCTTGAATCAAGATGTCATCGTCTATACCGTTCATGTCCCAGTTAATTGCAAAAGATCATTCACTGAGCCGGAAAAGATTATACTACGCCCAATTGCTGAGACCTTAGCAATGTTGGATGGTAATGGATTTTTTGGTAAAATTGCAAATGGTCCGGCAGAACATTATGAATATTATTATGAATATTATCTTCCTGTGGCTTGGACGGTATTTCAAGGTAATGGTGGTATGAATGGATGGGCATCTGAAGCCAGTTGGGTAAAGCCATTAACGCATGAGTCACCAGCTGTAGAAGAAGCCTACAATAATTATCTGTTAATTAAACGCATCTGTCACGAATAAAAATAATTTCATAAAAATGGATATTGTTGTTGACACAAAACGATAGATCGTGTATAAATAGATTATAGAAGGACGTAGATTGTTATGACTATGCAGACTGAACAAACACCAACTACAGGCCCACGTTGTGGGGATGGGGGAACTGTGTTCTGAATTGTTATAACAATTTAGTTCTTAGGACCCTTGTAAAAACGAAAGTTTACAAGGGTTTTTTTGTTTTTGGCTCTGAGCCAAAAACAACTATAAAGTATGTTCATGGTCAGGGTGTAGCTCAGCCTGGTAGAGCTTTCCACTCGGAATGGAAAGGTCGCAAGTTCAAATCTTGTCACCCTGACCATGAACATATGTTGTACAAACTATATAGTGATCATATCCCTATTGTAATTGGGAAAAAGGTAAACATAGAGAGTATAATTGTATGAACTATAGAATTAAGTCTACTGAGATTGATCTCATACATGGTGGAGTTAATCATAGGTAATACAAATATAAAAGGTTACACAACTATAGAATTTATATCGCTCGACTATGAATCGAGGTATTCGGTATAAACCATAGGTAATGTAAGCTAATATAAAAGGTTACACAACTATAGAATTTGTCACCATGCCCGACTTTGAATTTGGAGATTGGAATAAATCATAGGTAATGTAATTAAGAGGGATTATTCCCAACTATAGAATCGACCAACGGGTCTGTGCTGTTTAAGGCTGGAAGCTGGGGAAGACCATAGGTAAGAATAATTTAACATAAATGATATAAATTGTAGAATTTACCCCACGTTGAAAAGTCGGGTAAATCACACATAAGATCGTTTAATAAAACTATAGAATTATTGCAGATTGTCAATCAGATTGGATCTACAATGATCATAGCTAATATCAAAAGTATATAACTGATACGAACCGTAGAACTTATTCGACCATTTATCTAATAAGTCACGGCTAATATCGAATAGTATGGTGTGAACTATAGAATCAATTGGCTTAATTGATTAGTCAATTGGACATAGGTAGCATCAATAATAGAAGGATGTGAATTATAGAATTATTACATTCACGGCTGGGTTTACAGGGTATGTTTTAGTCATAAGTAACATTAGGAATAACAGGGTGTAGCTCAGTTAGTAGAGTGCCGCGCCAGGAACGCGGAGGCCGTCGGGGCGTGACCGACCATCCTGACCATTTTGTAGGAGAGTAAGATGTCTGTAGCAGTATATAACCAATGTAAGTTACAAAAAGGAAATACATTCCAGGTGTCTTGGTTGCCAAAAGAGTTTGCAGTCGTGGGGAGATATGTTAAACTCAAAGAAGACGGTAAATGGGAAAACGGGTGGCAAGTAAATGAAGCATATTTGACTGCTAGTCGTTCTCAAGAAGAAGTAGTAGATAGATCGCAAGATTATAAGAGAACACGAAAGGCGAGTGACGTATAAGTCATTGAAATCATTAGGCTCCTAAAACATAAATGGTGATGTAGCGGTTTTGTAATCCGCAAAACTCCGTTCGATTCGGGGTAGGAGCACCAAATCTATAGAAATAATTGGAAACTGCATGATAAAATTATGTTTAAATTGTGATAAAGAACTTAAGAAAACAACTAAGAAATCATTCAAATATCGATTTGATAAAAAATATTGTAATCTTACTTGCCAAGCAGAATATAGAAATAAAATTAATATAAACAAATGGCTGAATGAATCATATACATGGATAGGAAATTTACCAGGTTGGATTAAGAAGTATATAATAAGTGTAAGAGGATACAAATGCGAAGAATGTGGTATAAGTGAATGGAATAATAAACCAATTACTTTAGAATGTGATCATATAGATGGAAATAATAGTAATAATCACATAAGTAATCTACGTTTAATTTGTCCAAATTGTCACAGTCAGACTCCTACATATAAAGCTAAGAATAAAGGTAAAGGTCGCAAATATAGAAATAAACTCGGCTCTCAAAACATAGGCAGCGATGTAGCGGTTTAGTAAACCGCAAAGCTCGGGGCAGATCCGGGTGGGAGCTCCAAAAATAAAGGTAGACATATTAAGTAAAACCTAACATATTTAATGAAGAGGCCTACTATGCCAATATACGAATGTTTGAATTGTGAAATAGAAGTTAAATGGGAACATAATAGAACACCTACATATAAAGCAAAAGATAAAGGTAGAACATATAGATATAAAAAGTTTTCCCGGTTAGCCTTAGTGATAAAGGTCCACACTAGTAATGTGGGTTCCGGTGTTTGATTCACCGACCGGGAACCAAAAATTAGAGAAGGTATATGAATTATATTAAACATTATAATGCATTAATCGAAAGGGCTAAGAATAGAAATTTATCAATTTATACTGAAAAACATCATATTGTTCCTAAATGTTTAAATGGTACTGATGATAAAAGTAATTTAGTAAATTTAACTCCAGAAGAACATTATGTTGCACATCAATTATTAATAAAAATTTATCCAAATCATCCAGGATTAATCTGGGCCGCATTAACGATGTGTGGGCATTTTAATAAAGAAAGAATAAACAATAAAGTATATGGTTGGTTACGCAAACGAATACAATTAATTGCTAAAACAAAAATTGGAGATAAAAATAGTAGTTATGGCAAACCTTGGTATTATGATCCTATTACAGGAAATTCATCAAAATTTTTAATTGGATTAGAACCAAATGGTTGGATAAAAGGAAGAAAACGTATAACAACTATTTGTGAAGATTGCAGCAATGATACATGTAAAAAATTAGCGAGATGGTGTAATGATTGTAGAAAAGCACATCAAGGATTAAACAAATATACAGGTGCTATAAAACAAGAAAAGACGAAAATAGCATACACAATTGATGATAAAATAAATGCATTATTAGAGAGTAACGGTAACATAAGACATGCATTGTTTTTATTAGGATTGAATGACAGTGGTAGTCATTATCGAAGAATGAGAGAAATTAAAAGTTTAATATATCATGATTTAGACTAGGAGAATATATAAATAGAATATATAATATTTTAAATGCGTATGTATCCCCCCTCGCTACGAACGAGGTGAAAGGTAACTGGATCACATGCAAGTTCGACTCTTGTCATACGCACCATAATTTGTGTAATTTAAATGTCGCCGTGACAGAAGAGCTTATGTGTCCGCCTGCAAAGCGGTTTCTATGGGAGTGCAAATCTCTCCGGCGACTCCAAAATTTGAGAACATAATGAATCATATTTTAATTTTTATTATAAGTTGGATTGCAATAGGTTGGTTAATAACTATATCATATGGTTTAACAAAAACAACGTTAAAGACTACTATTGAAGCGTCAATTATACTAGGATTCTTAGGGCCTTTTGCAATTCTATTGTATACGTTGAAAGACTAAATAATAATGGCCCTGTAGCTCAACTGGATAGAGTATTCCGCTTCGAACGGAAAGGTTGGGGGATCGTATCCCTCCAGGGTCACCAATTTTAAATTAATCTTGTCCAGGTGGGCAAGTATCAGGACAAGCTGGATCATAGTATCCTACATCTCCATTATAATTTCCATAACTATTAATATACCCATACTTAGTATTTGGTCCACGGTATGTTACTGGTCCATTATACGGACCATATCCTTGTAATGCACCAACGTATGGTCCGTAAGCTTGGTCTTGTCCGAAACTATATTCTGTAGGACAACTTGGTTCACAGTTAGGACCATAAAATCCTTCATTTGGACCCTGCCATGGACCATAAACATATCCAGGTTTACGATTTGGTCCCTCTGGATTATACCATGGACCATTTGGATTTCTCTGAGGACCTTCTGGATAATAGCATGGATCACCATATGGATCGTTTGTGCATTTGTCATTCCATTGATTTGGAGTTGGAAACCAATTACATCTACATGGATTGAAATTACAGTTACAACAAGTATTACTAGATGGTGCGCAATTACTAACTGTTAAACTATAATTCATCCAAATTTGTAATACAAATCCCATGATATATGGATCAGTTGGCTGTGGTATTAAATAAGTTCTATCAACTCGTGCTCTTACCCATATGAAATTTCCATTGAAATTATATGTAAATTTTCCAGTCGTACTTACCATGCTAGTTGTATTGAATGGATATTGAACATAAGCTAAATTTGCGCCAATTTGAATTGGATACCATTCAGTACTTGTTGGTGATGATTGGACTGACGATCCTTCCAGGTAAATTCTTCCAATAAAATTACTCAATACTATAGTAATTGTATTTTTACTATCTGGCAATAATATTACCCCAGATGTCATCTGGCTTGGGCCAGTAACATTTATATTACCAATTGTCGAGTTTAATATATTAACTGAATACATAAATCTTACCCCAAATAACTAAATTATTTAGTTAATTATGGATACGATCTGTTTAATCCATTTGTATCTAAACATCGTAATGTAACCATTGATCCGAACGGATCACTTGTTGTATGACCCCAAACAACCGCATTGTAATTGCTTAAATACCCAGCACTTATTACTTCTGAATACAATGTTATGTAATTTACACTATCACGTGAGATTTCATAATGTACATTTGTACCGTCATTACGAAGTCCAAACCACAAATCTGCATTTGTTGATATCATATTAGCACGAAATGACGGATAATCATCGAAATAATATTCTGAATAAGATACATACTTTATTACAGTTATTATACCAATATCTTGTACTAATATATTAACCATTTTTCCAGATGTATCAATGAAGCCTGCGAATGTCGAAACATTGCCGCCGGGTGAATTGAACGAATCTATACCTAATCTTTGCAAATAAATTGCTACTCTATAAGGTGTTGAATTAGTAACTGTATTTGAATATCCCATAAGATTACCACCTACTACAGCATTAGCTGAATATAAATTGATGGCCTTACTTGGGTATTCTGTCGTTACTAACGGGGCGCCGGCATTAATACTAATCATACCAGATAGTGCCGGTACACCAGCGCTTAAATCATAAAGAGCCCCACTAAGTGGTACACCATTTATCATGTAAGATCCAGCTATATTAAGATCACCAAAGGCTGGAGGTGGACCATCAACCATTCCTACATTAACGGCACCATTACTATCAATAGTCAAACGAGGTTGGAATTCTTCATTTAACGCTCGGGTCCATAGATTAATGTTTACAGCTGAATTTTCATTAGTAAAATTTTCAGCTGCGGTGATTGACAAATATGCTGTTTCTGTATAAGTGGAATTTCCATATCCATAGAAAACTAACCCGCCCATATTATCATTAAATTGGGTAGCAGTAACATTTCCTACATTGCCATTTGCAGAAGTTAAAATTATAAATGGTTGATTACCATCACCGTATGCATCTAATTCTAATACTGCCGCACCAATATTACCACTAGATGGGATAATATTTAGAAGAGCATCACCATTACTATAAGTCGAATTAATTTGGATAGCTGACTCGCCTGGGCCATAAATTAATGCATTATTAAATATACCATTTAATGATTGTAATGTTCCAATAGTAGCAACATTAGCTAATCCTGCTATATAAGTGGCAGAGATATCATTTCCTGCCCAAACACCACCAGTTATAGTTTGAAAACTAGAATTACCTGTAACTACTAACCCGCCTGCACCAGTAACATAAAAAGTACTATTATAACCAACGGTTTCTATAATACTCTGACCGTCAGTTGTACCAACTGCCCATCCATCAACTGGTGAAGAACTACCTGACCCGTGTACTATTTGTATTGATTTAGTATTACCAACATATGTTGTATTAAAATGATTAATACCTAATCCCATTTGCCAATTTGTATCACTAGTTCCATTGAACATAATGTTACCAGTATATGGTATAGCTAAATTACCACTGAATAATTGTTGAGCTGTCCAGGTGATTTGTCCGTCAATTGTGGTCCATGCATTATTAGGGTATAGAATTGTTGTACCCAACGCAGGGGCCCGGTATGCATACCATTTGCCACCCATGTTATTATAAGTTAAGATTGAACCATCAATACCTTCACCTTCAGTTATTGATACGTCTGAAAGACCGGATAATGTATTACTTCCGCCGCCGAATGGTTCACCGTTTATTAAGTATGTTCCAGCAATATTAAGATCACCAAATACCGGAGGTGGACCAGTGACAGTTCCTATATTTACAGCGCCATTACCATCGATTGCTAAACGAGGTACATATGTTTCATCTAAGGCTTGGGTTACTATTGTAAAACTAGCAGCACTATTACTGTCACTGAAATTTTCAACAGCAGCAACATATATAATTGCCGATTCTTGATAAACGGTATTTCCTTGACCCAAGAAAATTATACCAGCTATAATGTCATTATGTATAGTTGGTGTGGTATTTCCTATATTACCTTGCGCGGAAGACATAAACACATATGCCGGAGCTCCTCCAGCCGAATCTAATTCTAATACTGCCGCCCCAATATTAGATTCTGACGGAACAATATTTAAAATAGCATCACCATTGCTATAAGTCGAATTAATTTGATCCGATAATTCGCTATTGTTGCCATATATTATTGCATTACCTATTGACAATCCAGTACCAGTGGCACCTGTAGGTCCGATACCACTAGGACCAGTTACTCCGGTTGCTCCTGTATTGTTAGCAGATCCAGGTAATCCAGTTGGACCTGTCAGGCCTTGTGATCCAGTTGGTCCAATGTATTGGCGATATTCATCTAATGCTGTATTAGGTCCAGTTGGAGCATAGACATTAAAAGTTAATGTAATTAAGTCTACCATACCAACTGCATTTGCGTTAGTTACTTGTGGGATAATATAAGTTCTATCAACTCTAGCGCGTACCCACATAAATGAACCGTTAAAATCATAAGTGAATACCCCAGTTACTCCAACTATAGGAGTAGGAAAATTATTTGGGAACTGTAAGTAAGATAAGTTTTGGCCAATATTTATCGGAAACCATTCATTATTACCTGGATAATTTGCTAAGCTACCTTCAATATAAATTCTTCCAATAAAGTTAGTTAGAAATATATTAACTTTATTAGAGCCGTTTATATTATTACTGTAACCTGCTGTTTGTTCGGCCGTACCAATGACGTTTATATTATTAGCGGTCGAGTTTAACAATAACACTGAATACATAAGATGTTTCCTAAATTAACTAAATTATTTAGTTAATTTTAAATAAATGCCTATATTGGATTAATTGAGTCTTAACCAATTATATGTAGACGCATCAGTGGTTATGCAAACTACATTAAATCCAGATCCAGACACAATCGCATTTGTATATGGATATCCAGGTGTAATTGTACCTGATTGACTAACCATAGAATATATAACTACAGAATTGCTTGTACAACTGGTATCTGAAATAGTCTTAAAAGTTTGTGAATTAAGTGTAAAATTTCCATGTGCAGATGATGTGAACCCTAATCCAGTTGGACCAGTTATTGTACTAGTTGCGCCTGTAGGTCCAATTGCGCCAGTATAACCAGTTGGACCAGTTATTGTACTAGTTGCGCCTGTAGGTCCAATTGCGCCAGTATAACCAGTTGCGCCAGTTGGGCCACCGCTAGGCCCTGTAACACCAGTGGGTCCTGGGTAACCTGTTGGACCCAATGGACCCGTAAGTCCATTACCTGCAGGTGGTCCAGGAGGTCCTTGCCATCCAGGAGTTTGCCATTGTGGACCTCGATTTAGATCGCGTTCACCAGTAGCAATTGCACCATAATTTAAAATAATTTGCTGTACACACCCAACTAAATACGGATCAGCTGGGACTGGTACTAAGTAGCTTCTGTCTATTCTTGCTCTTACCCATACAAAATTACCACTGAAATTATAAGCATATGTACCACTATCGCCAGTTAAATGGCTAGAAGGTAATGATCTATCAATTGGATATTGTAAAAAAGATTGTCTATTAAACTGTATAGCAAACCAATCGTGCTGCCCAGGATTTGATGCTAAGCTTCCTTCTATATAAATTCGACCAACAAAGTTTTGTAAACTGATACTAACAGTATGAGAATTGCCTACAGAATTTGTATATCCAGCAGCTTTTTGTGGAGTACCAACAATGTTAATATAGCCAACAGTAGTGTTTAATAAGATTAATGAATACATAGATGTGTGATCCCAAAGTAACCTTAGTATTTAGTTAATTAGGATTACTCTGATTCTACCTCAACGATAATAGTATTATCACTCAATACTTCCTCAATGACACTAGGGACCGTATCTACAATAAGTTGCATTTGCTCATCACTAATTAGTGATGTACCTTTATCATTATCACGAACTATTTTACTTAATTTAATTGTAATCGTTTCTTCTATAACTCTAGCCATAATTTTTCTCCAATCAGACAACAGATTATTTACTCTATATTTTACTATAAAGCAAACAATCTATTGAAATCTATTAGAGATTATATTAAGGTTTTTGACCTTCTACCACGCTTCTTACCAACATTTTTAATAGTACCATCTATATTGATATCATACACGTCAACAAAACGATCAGGCTTCATACCATCTATTGCTATAATATCAGTAGCTAAAATATTCATAGCATTACCACCTGACAGAGTGGTTAATGATAAACTATATTCATTGCCTTGCTTTACAGCATCTATAAAAACAAATGTACCTTGTTTTTTCACAATACGTCCAGTATTATCTTTAGTTGAATAAGTTGCTGTTATAACCGTTCTATCATTTAATATTTCCTGTTTAAGCATAATATCAATTAATTGATTCATACTCCTACCTCTTGTGGTAATACATTACCACTGTCTATAGTTAATGCAGGTTGATCAGTAATGACTGCTGATAAGTAATCAAAATCAAGTTTATTATCCTTAACACTGACCATAACTGCTCCACCGTTCTTTAATTTACCAAACAATATTTCTTTACTTAATGGCATCTTAACACTTGTAGATATAACCTTAGCCAATGGTCTTGCACCCATCTTGTCATCAAAACCTTTAGTAATCAACCATTCCTTAGCGGCAACATTGAATATAATTTTGACACTTTTCTTACCAGCCAATTCATTCAATTGTCGTATAAACTTCTCTAGAACCTTATCCATATTATCTCTAGTAAGCTTATTGAAGCGTACCATTGCATCCAGTCTATTTCTAAATTCGGGTGCAAAGAACTTGTTGATAGCTTGAACGTCATCATCTCTATCAGACGTTCCTTTAGCAAATCCAATAGATTCTCGTTCCATATCTGCAGAACCCAAATTAGTAGTATATACGATCAACACATTACGGAAATTGATCGTCTTGCCATTCGAATTAGTTAGCTTACCATAATCCATAACTTGCAACATGATATTAAATACATCAGGATGAGCTTTCTCAATCTCGTCCATCAATAGAACGCAATGAGGATTACTGTCAACTTCATTTGTTAGCAGTCCTGATCCAGCGGCGCCATCACCAAATCCAACGTAACCTGGAGGAGCACCAATTAACCTGCTAACGGTATGCTTTTCTTGATATTCACTCATGTCAAATCTGATTAATTTAATACCAAGAGTTATTGCTAATTGCTTACAGGTTTCAGTTTTTCCTGTCCCTGTAGGACCACTAAACAAATAGTTTCCTAAGGTCTTTTCTTCTTCTCTAAGACCACTTCTGCTCATATAGATGCTATTGACTAAGTTAGATAATGCTTCATCTTGGCCATATACAACTTCCTTGAGGTCAGCATCAAGATTTGCCAACTTATCAATGTCACTAGTCTTTACGGCCTTAGGTGGAAGTTTAGCAATTTTGCTAACTTCAGCTTCAATCTCATCAACTGTAATTACTTTTAATCGAATATCAGATGGTCGAATACGCTGCCATGCTGCTGCAGAATCAATAACATCAATAGCTTTATCTGGTAAAAACTTATCATGCATATGCTTAGCGGTTAATTCGACAGCCATGTCAAGAGCAGTAAGCTCAAATGTAACATCATGATATGATTCATAATATTTTGCTATACCACGAAGTATTCGCTTAGAATCTTCTATACTTGGTTCATGAATATCTAACCTCTGAAATCGACGTATCAATGCACGATCTTTTTCAAAATGCTTACGATATTCTTCCATAGTAGTAGAACCAATACAATATATCTCACCACGACTCAATGCTGGCTTCAAAATATTAGCGGCATCAAGTGCTCCGCCACCAGATCCATTGCCTGCACCCATTATCATATGAATTTCGTCAATAAATGCTATTGCATTTGGTAAGCTTTTCAGTGCGCGCAATACTTGCTTCATACGTTCTTCAAAGTCGCCACGGAATCTGGTACCAGCGACCATACCGGCGATATCTAACCCCCAAATTACCTTGTTTAACAAGACTTCAGGAACGTCTTTTTCAATAATACGTCTGGCAAGACCTTCTACGATCACTGTATTATGAGTTACTATATAATTGTCAGTAACATATTGATGTAATGGATGATCAACCATAATACATTGAGTTTCAACTGTTCGAGAATATTCAATTTTTTTGATTGCTAGTTTTAGATTTTTGTATTGATAATCTTTTGGTAATCTATTCAATTTTCTTGTAAGTTTACTTAATTTTTGAGGATCAGGATATCTAATTTGTATATTATAATTTACCTGCCCATCTTTCTTTTCACCTTTATAAGTATATTTCGGATGTTTTTCAGATTCTTTTGCTATACCACCAAGTGACCATATAATTTCTTGAATGTCTAAGGACATTCGTTTACTAGAAGTTGATATGGATAAATTTCCATTACCACCAACATATCCATCACTATCAACTAATCCAGCTATTAAATCAAGTTTCTGTTGATCACTGCCTGATTTATATATATCAGGTATAAATTTATTATATGATGTAGTTTTATTTAAACCAAGATCATAAATCTTTTGCCTATATAAATGTTTAAATTTCATCTTTGTACCATCTATATTTTTTGGAAATTTAGATGATCGCAAATTATCTTTACTAGATATCATATAATCATACACACCATCTAATTTAGTTATATTATATAATTCATCTAATCTATCTGATACTAAATCAAGTATACCAACATCACCTGTAGAAAATGATCCCGAATGTGATGCAAATGATCCATCTCCTAATAAAAATCCCATCAACCACGGATCAATTGGCAATTGTTTATCAGCAATATTACCTAAGTTATTAACCACTGGAATTCGAATACGTAACGATTTGTTACTATTCATTTTATTCATAATCCATTCTAGTGTTACATCTTTATGACCAATTTTTCGTACTCTATAATTAGATTTAGTACGATATTCTTCACCATACTTGCCATAAATTGTCCATAAATGTTCTTTACAACTTTCAGCTACTCTTCCGTCGACAAATGTTATTTTATAAACGTCTTTTACACCTTGTGGATAAACATTAGTTACTTTGGCATGATCACCATTAGGAACCACTATTATAG